CAGAGAACCCGTATGGAAGATAAGTAACCACATCGGACATGAACTCTGCCCACGATCCTTCCATGTCATCCATGCACGACTGAACAAATTTAGCACGCTCTTTTTCTTCTTCTGTGGCGTCTACAGGGGGCACTACGGTCCAATTAACACGGGACAGCAGCATCCGATAAGTGTTCATCGCAGACGCAATAACCGCGTCATTGAGCATTTCCTTGACTGTTACAATAAAATTGTCAAGATGAAATGCCCTGTTCGGATCGTCAATAACTTTTCCAAAAATTGTGCGAAGGCCGATAAAGCCTGTTTCACCCAACTGAATACGAGGGACTGCAACACCATCGTCAGCCGCCAGAGCAGCCGTATTATCTTGTGGCTTCTTTTTAGCGGCCATTATTGCTCCTTTTCTTTACTGAAACGAATTGTACCACCGCAACTAAATCTTGTCAACATTGTGCAATTCTATGCTATTATACGGAGGGAATTGGTGACGGCTGAGTATTCACAGAAAGAGTAAACGATGGAATGGTAATCTGCTTCATAACAGCCTTACACGCTGTAGCAGTGCTATCCCACATGTCGTCCTTCTGGTTCCTATTGCCATCAATGTAATCCTCAAGCTCATTGAACCACATCTCGTTCCACTCGCCCCTTACTACCCTTACAAGTCCTGCTTCTGCCAGTGACAAGAATGGCTGCATGCGAGACAGCTTACCAGTGTGCCCTGAAACCATTTCTGTACGAGCATCGACGCCGTTCTCTACAAGAGTCTTAATGAAGAACATGTTTGCTGCTGCACCACCTGCGCCGGGGTCTTTAGGAATAAACACAGGGACTTGCTGTCCTAATTCATCCCGATCCTTGATAGCACACTTAGCAATCTCTTCAAGAACGCCGTGTGTCAGCTTTCTATACCGCTCAACGTGCTCCACATAGTAGAATCCATCTTTCCCTTTGGAAATTCTTGTAGAGGCCGTCCAGTCTGGATTAGGATTGCTCTCGGACTTAAGCGTGCTTGCCAAGTCCATGCCACGAGCGCGATTAACCACTTGAGCAGGAACTTTATCAACAATTTCGCACCAATCTCGTTTAAAATATCCTGAAGACTCTTCTTTAGCAAACCACGAGCCGAGCAGAAGGCGCTCACGCTCAACACGCTTAAGGTTTTCCAGACGGGCGACGTAGCCGGGGTTCAACACCTTCATACGCGGATTGTCACGAATCGTAGCACTAATAAACGTGTAGCTTTGTGGGCGCACGCCCGGATAGGTTTCGATAAGTTCTTCTTTGGTGTCAGCAAATACCATCGTGCCGTTGTACGAAGCATAATAACGTTCTACACCAGAGCGCTCAGGAATCGGAATGCCTGTGTCTTGGTCAAGATACCACGAGACAAAAGGCATCAAGTGACTATCCCTGCGGGGATTACAAGTACATATAAGCTGATGCGGCCCTTTAGCCTGAGAACGGATACGAGACTCAAGATAGCGAATCTGTACGTCGGTATGATTTTGTGCTTCGTCAAATACAACAAGGGAAAACTGACCACCATCGTAGTTGGAGATGTCGCGGTCTGCACCGCAAACTTTGAACTGGACCTGCGCTCCGCTAGGAAACACAGCAGTCATCTGCGGGTGTGTCTTGAATTTTGCACCAAATTGTTTCCACATCTTCTCAGCTTCTTGGTACAATCCGCCTGCTTGAGAAAGCTGTGTAGAAGTTTCGCGGATAAAAACCGCACGGAAGTTTGGGTCGTCCTTGTACTTGAGTACCAACAAAAGCGCTTGGTGGGATTTCCCACAACCAGCGCCTCCGCCAAAAATGATGTAATTAGACTTACAGTCTAGGAAGCGCTTGTGTGTAGGTGAATCTGGACCAAGCACTATTTTTTGTTTTTTATTAGTCATAGTGCCCTTAATAGAAACAACAAAAAGCCACACAGCATACCTGCCGTGCAGCCTCCTTTAGAATTCGGTGCCACAGCGCTACCCTACCCGCCTGTGATCTTCAGATGCCAGTACGCACCCCTCTCCACTAGTCCGCTTTCGCGGAGTATGCTCGTCGGAGCTAGTCCCTTGAGCAAATTTGTTACGAGAATTAGTGTCAGCCCTCGTCGGCTTTCGTGACCTCGACTTCAGTGTTGCAACCAGCTTCTTCTTTCACCGACTCATCTTTCTTACCGAAGATTGCATCGAAATTATCGTAGTAATTCTTCCAACCAGTACCAACAGGGCGCGAACCCTTGCCCGCATCGGCGTAGAATGTTTTCTTATTGTCATCAGACATATTTTCTCCTTGATGTCTCTATCCAACTGTGCTAGTATGTTGTTGGAACTTGCTTAGCGTGTTTGGCTCCGCTATGCACCAACAAATCTGACTAGACTAACTAGGGATTGCTGTTCGATAACCTCTGCCATATGAGGAAAGTTCCCGAGGGCCACTGTAATAGGTGGCCTTTCGTTTTATATTCATGTGGCACGGAATTCCACCGTGATCTTCTTCCCACCTTTTCAAGGCTCCACACTGTATGTAAGTAATTTCAGCATACAGTGTTCAGGGATATAGTCCACGTAGGCACCAGCTATTTTGCCTATTTCCGACTCCTTAGTGATTTTGTAAGCTAAGAACGCCTGTTCTTGCGTATCAAAAAGTCCAAGGTAATTTACTCTTCCATCGATAGTGATAGCTGCTGTGAATTTATTGTATTTCTTGGAGACACCTTGCGGAAGGTTCACCAACCTTGTTTTCTTTTGCAACAGCAAATTAATTTTTCTAGGTAAAAATACGCAGCACTCGGAAGAATATGTTTTACCGTCCCCGAGTAAGTCCTTATCTAACTGAAAGTCTTCAACGCAGTAGCCAATCTGAGAATGACACCACTCCGCAAAATGCTGAAAGTCACTAAACTCTGATTTACAACCTACATAACTCGGATTGCGACATTGATACTTTCCACCGGGTTTGCAACGGTCAAGCAAGCTCATGTACAACATATAAGCCCTTGTTGCGTGTGACTTACCACCTACAGTGCAAGAGCGTACCCATTCGCCATCACTATTTTTAAAATCATCTACCATTTTTATTCCTGTCTGAATATTATTGGTGTAGGCTATCCACTGAGACAGCAGTGGAAGGTGTTGCAACACGGTTCGCTCTACATTGAGTGCCGTCTTTCCGGCTGTCAACCTGTGCAAGCAGGATTTGATCTTCAGGTAGCGACCTTCAGATTCTTATGCCCCCTGTCCGATTCGAACGGACGGTGTGCTTTCGCAGGCTGATTACAGGTCAGCTCCAATCAACCACTATGGGAAAGGGGCGGAAACTTTTATTTTAGGAGGCACTCAATCCCACAAATCTTCCGAGGAGGGGCAGCGTCATTGCAGAAGAATGCCTTCTAAAACGGCTTCTTACGAAGCCGAGTGCACATTCTTGTAAGAGTTAAGTGCATACTCTATGCAACCATAAGGCTGAGCCAATAGCACGCTATCTGGCGGATCAATTTGTTGACAATCTGCACCCGGTTAAGTCGTGGGCCGTTGCGTGATTTCCTCAACAAAAAGAATTATCGCACACTGAAGCAATCTTGTCAAATCTTATTTATGTTACCCATGTCTACGACTTGTACATCTTGAGCAAATTCGGGAGAAATGTTGTCAAAATCCAACGCTGGCGTATCTTCGTCATCCTGCGCAGTGCTTCCCGCACCCACCATACCCCTCAGCTTTACTTCCAACAGGAGTCGCTTCAACTCATCCTCATTCACGTCCTTAGCCGAATCTGTGTAGAATTTCAGCAGCTTTTCAGCAGCTAGCATACGTACACGCTCATCTTGGCTATCAAGGCCCTTCTCCAGCACTTCAATAGCTTTCTTACTAATCTTCTTAAGATCACGAACAAGCTTGGCAAGCTCATGTGTCTTTTTGAACACGGGTTGTTCTTTTGTTGGTACAAGTTCACTCATGTGAACGCCTCCTTAAAATTCTTAACAAGTGAAGGATAGCATTTGTGCCCTATCTTGTCAATTTTAGGACTTGACAGCATCCAGAACAGGCTCTACAATTCAGTCACTAACCACTTTCAAGGAGGAAACATGAAGCCTATCCGTTGCTTCTATAAACTAGAAGGCAAACTTAACGTTGTAGACGTAGACTGCCACCCTAACTATGACCTTGCTATCTGGACTGTCAAGGATGCACTCTGGATGGAGCGTAAAGTAAGCCAGAAGCGTTTTATCCCTGTCGTACTCGCTCTGGTGAACAAATGAACGACCTCAACCACTACATTGAAGAAGTAGAGCGGCACGAGCAGAATCTTGCAGACTTTGAAGACTTGCGTTTTGCAGAGATTTTTCTGACAGATAAGGAGAATAAAAGTGAAAGGGTTGCCCTACAAAGACACGTTCGCAGCAAGAGGAAGCGCACTGTACGAAGCGCTAATTGAGAAGGACATGGCTAAAGCCAAGAAGATTTACGACGATACAACACAAAGATTTTATCAACTTTATAACAACTCTTTTAAGGAGAAACAATGAGCGATATCATGGAAACTGAAGTTAAAGAAGGTGCTACTGAGTACAAAACTATTGTGACGCCAAACTTCCACGAAGTTGCAGAGGAAATTGCACGCCATGTGGCATACGGATGGAAGCTTGATCCGAATCGCCATCCGTTCTACAACTTCTTCCTGTATGAGATTAATCTTATCCGCGATGCACGCACTATCACAGCTATTAAAGAAACTGTAGAGTCCGGACGTGAACCCATCACCACAGAGAAGCGCCGCGAAATCATGGCTAATGCACGTGCTGCTAAGAAGATTAACAAAGGCGGTCAAGATGAAAGTTAAATTCAAGAATAAAGATGTAGCTATTAAGAAACTTGTGCAAGGTGCGGTTGTTCTACTGGTGGACGATACTGCTTCATACCCGCCCGACGTGTATCACATCCACAAGTTTGATTGCTTCTGTGAGGTTGACAACTCTGTAGATTTGGTTGTGGTAGATTCCCACGGTAAGTGGAATATGAACTCTTCCGACATGACTTGGCCGATTTGACAGAAAGGTTGACATAGTATAATATTGGGTATCGGGCAGAGAAATTTGCAAGATACCCTTTAACAATTTTACTGAGGATGCCATAATGTCGAACAAGGCCCGCCGACACGAACGTCTGTCACGTCGTCAGAAGCAAGTGGAAGAAGTGCTCCCGCCAGAGTCTCTGCCCATTCCAACACAAACCAGAGTTATCAAATTTGAACCTGCTAATCCTCGGCAGAAAACACTCTTAGCAATGTTGCGAGAAGGCCGTGCTGCTGTATTTGCACAAGGTAGTGCAGGTAGTGGCAAGTCAATGATTGCAGCTTATCGGGCAGCAGAACTTTTGCGTGATAAGAAGATTGAGAAAATCTATCTTGTACGTGCAAACGTCTCTACTGGTAAGTCTCTAGGAAGTTTGCCCGGAACCATCGAAGAAAAACTTCTCCCACATTTTAAGCAAACGTTGGCACATCTTGCGAAGTTCATGGGTCAAGGGTTTCTGACATACTGCCTTAATAACAAAGTTGTTGAGATGCAACCAGTGGAATACATTCGTGGTCTTAGCATTGAAAATGCTTTTGTTATTGTGGAAGAATGCCAAAACCTGATGGCATCCGATCTTGAGGCAATTCTTACGCGTATTGGAGACAACTCACAATTCTGCTTCACTGGGGATCAGAAACAAAACGACCTTAAAGGAAACAGCGGTCTTCTTTCGACAATCAATCTTATCGAACGAATGCTGGAGGAGCAGCCAGATTACATGAGTGACGAAGACTTATCGTGCATGTTGAACAACGTAGGTGTTGTGACTTTCTTACCGTCTGATGTGGTCCGCTCAGGTATCTGCAAAGCATTCGTTACTATGTACTACCATAATTAAGGAGGAAATATGCAACAATTCAATAAAGAGCTTCTGAAGCTCCTGCGCAGTGAGAGCGAACCCTTCGCCGTCTACTCTGCACCAATCAACCAAGTACACCGAGTAACTATTGATGAGGAATTCCGCGATGTAGTCCAGTTTGCAGACTTGGTGGAGGTGCTGGACAATGCTCAAGAAGGCGATGTTGTACAAATCCGACTGTCCACTGTAGGAGGCGCCCTCCACGCCATTATCCCGCTTATCAATGCTATGAAGAATACAGAAGCCTTCATTCATGTGCATGCAGAGAGTGATGTGTCAAGCGCAGGAACTATGATCGCAGCACTTGCACACAATCTGTACGTCAATGAATATGCCACATTCATGTACCATAATGTGCAATACTCGGCAGGTGGACATGGTGGGAACGTGGAAGCACAAGTGAGCCACATCACAGCATCCAGCAAGAAGATTATTCGTGATCTGTACGCTGGCCTGCTCACTCCTAACGAAATCGCACGTCTGGAAGATGGCCTTGAACTGTACATGGATGCCGATGAAGTGATGGATCGGTTCATTGCACGTCAGCAGGCTCGTATGCAAGAGCAGTGCACTTGTGGAGAGTGCGGAGTGGTGGAGGAAAAGCCAGCTAAGAAGCCTCGCAAGCCCCGTAAGAAAGCTGTTGCAGAACCTGCACAAGAAGAAATTGTAGAATAAGAGACGCCTCAGCTTCGGCTGGGGCATTTTTATTTGTAGAAAGCGCTTGCATTCTTACGGAAGATGGGCTACCATAGATACGTCAACAAATTTAAGGAGGGAGTATGAGCAGCGCAACAATTAGTTTGCTCAAAGGTGGACACTTCGATTTTCTAGAGCCAGAGAAAAGTGTCTTTACTATAGAAGATGTGGCACGAGGCCTTTCTAACATCAGCAGATTCAGTGGGCATGTAGACCGCCCATACACGGTAAGTCAGCATAGCGTGTTGGTTAGCAAAGCAGTACCACCTGAGCATGCTTTGGCAGGGTTGCTACACGATGCAGTTGAAAGTTTCCTAGGCGACGTAGCAAAACCTCTTAAGAATCTTCTACCAGACTACATGGCGTTGGAAGAGAAGTGTGAACGGGTTATTCTTAAACGTTTCGGTGTAAAATTCCCTCTACATCCTTGTGTTAAAGAGGCGGATAACAAACTGTTTGTGACAGAGCGACGAGACTTGCAGCCGGGAGTGGCTATCGATCCTAAGTTCGCAGGAATTGTTCCTCTAGATAACAAAATCATTGCATGGGATAGTCATATGAGTTACATCTATTTTCTAAGGCGTTTTAAGGAGCTTACAAAATGAACCTGATTAAAGAATTCTTCACTGACGTCTACTACGGGGCAATGCTTCTGGTTATTATGCTGCTTGTCGATCTTGGGATTATTGATGATATGGGGGATGTGTGAATATTTATGTTATCGGGCTGCTCATGGGGTATATGATTGGGCAAATTGCAATCGCTTATGCGCTTGCTCATTGAGATTTATTGCTGAGGGGTAGGATATGAAATTTTGGATTGTTACTGTACAACCTGATGGCTATGACAAACGAATTATGGGTGATATGATCTGGCACACCCAAAAGGCTGCACAGGCTTATTATGATGTTGTGTGCAGACTGTATGCTGAGAAGCATGTGATTGAACTGCACGAGTTTGAGGTGTGATGAATCAAGTGCGATATTATGCAGACAAGCTGCGAAAGGAGTTAGAATGACAATCGCTACACTAACACCAGAAGAAAGGCAAATTGCCCTTCAAAAAGCACATGAAGCAAGGGTTGCTAAGGCTGCACACAACAAAGCTAATGAGCACTTGTACAAGCTAGAGTATATGGATGCTCCTCGGTGGGCAGAACTGGCTAGCAAATATAAGATTCGTATGCCGTCTTACAACCAGCCTGCGGATGCTAAGGGGATTAGGAAATATATGCGTAGGATTAACATCTCTAACGAGATGTTTAAGGAACACTACACAAGTGTTGATTACTTTTTAGAGAACAACCCCAAGTGGGTGTTGTATGCTGTTGCAGGGCTGATGTTGGAATTGAAGGAGGGAATGTGAGCAACACATTTATTATTAGTGATACACATTTTTCACATCAGGGTGCAGTGAAGTTCCTTACACATTCAGGCGAGAAGATGCGCCCTTGGGACAACATTGAAGAAATGGATGAAGCCCTTGTAGAAAATTGGAACAAAGTTGTACGTCCAAAAGACAAGGTGATTCATCTCGGAGATGTGGTTATCAACCGTCGAGCTTTGCCTATCTGTGGTCGTCTCAATGGCACTAAGATTCTTGTTAAAGGCAATCACGATGTCTTTAGGCTTGAAGAGTACACTCCGTATTTCAAAGACATTCTCGGCTGTAAGCAATTTGACGACTACATTCTGAGCCACATTCCTGTGCATGAGAATCAGCTTTACAGGTTTAAGGGGAATGTGCACGGACATATGCACAATGAATGTGTACGTAAAATTTCATTTGATGGCGTTCGGTATGGACTGGACATGGGGGATGATGAACGATATTTCTGTGCCAGTGTAGAGAGGATTGATTACACACCTATTGCTTGGGAAGAAATTAAGAAGATTATGGAGGAGAGGGGCGATTGACTAACGACAAAGACATCGTACGCTACGAGGTGAATGAACACGGGGAGCTTCCTCTGTCTTACGGCAGGTATGTCCGCTATGATGATTATGATGACCATGTGCAGTGGCTGTTGGGGAGGATTGAGAAGCTTGAGGAAGAAATTGCATATCTGAGTGATGATTCTTCGATCTTCCATGTCGATTTTGGAGATGAAGATCGTAGTCCATATAGTGCATTCGACGACTGATGCTCGCAGGCTTGCTGACAGAAATGTTGGCGGGCTTTTTGTTTTTGTGCTCGATATTTGACAAGATATCATAAGAATGTTATAATTCTCTTACTGTAAACGTCATTTAAGAATAATGAAAGTGAGAGATAACATGGATAAGATTTGTTTTGAATGCGATGCACCTGCTACTGAGGATCATCATGTGATTCCTGAGAGTCTTGGGGGTACAAGAACAGTCCCTCTGTGCGGACATTGCCACAACAGAGTGCATGACGGAAACTGGAAGCGAAGGGATAACCACTCAGAGCTTACTAAGGAAGGGCTTCGCAGGGCAAAGGAGCGTGGTGTAAAGCTTGGCAACCCTACGAACTCAGAATATGCAAGAAACAAAGGTAGAGAATCGCTTATTGCAAAATCCAACGCTTTTGCTCTTAAAATGTACGAGATTATTTTACCATTCAAAAATCAAGGATGGGGATTGGACAGGATAGCAGAATACCTCAACTCTGAAAATATTGCAACAGCTAGAGGAGGAAAATGGCACAATAAGTCTGTAAGCAATGTATGGATGAGGGCTAAGAAACTTCTTGAAAAAGATGGTTGACACCGTGTTTTGGTTTGTGTATCATACACATATCTAAACGTATCAGGAGCTAGACATGACTAAATCTTTCATCGGTGTGTGCCGCGTTTCTACTCGTGAACAAGGGCAGTCCAAAAACGGCCTTGAAAGCCAACGTGCTGAAATCGAACGCTGGGCAAAGCATCACGGTTACAGCCTCATTACGATTATGGATGAGGTGATTTCCGGTAGCACGCCTTTGAAGGATCGCCCTGTCATGTCTATGGCACTGGCTATGGCGAAGAAGATGAAAGCTCAGGTTGTGGTTACTAAGAGTGATCGTTGCTCTCGTGACTTCGACATCTCACGAGAACTGATGCAGAAGAAAAAGCTCGTAGTTGCAATCGATCTTGGGGAGGATGCAGATAGCTTTGTCGAAATCATCTTCTCTGGTTTGGCTGAGAAAGAGCGAAAGATGATTGGTCAACGGACTAAAGCCGGACTGGCTGCTGCTAAGGCTCGTGGAGTTGTGTTGGGGAATCGCACTAACTTGCCCGTAGCTCGTGAACTTGCTGCTGCTGCGATTAAAGAGAAGGCTGATAGGTTTGCTGCTCGTGTGCGTCCACCTATCGAGCGTATGGTGCATTGTGGGATGACCTATGCTGAAATTGCTCAGGAGATGAATGAACAGCACATTCCGACAGCACGAGGTGGGGAGTGGAGCGCAACTAGCGTGTGCAGGATCATTTCTAGGTGGAAATAATTTAAAAATTTACTTTAAGGGACAGATATAGGATGTTGTTTTAAAAGAAATATCTGGCAAATATCTACTTTGTGGGAGGGTGCTTTCGGGCATGCCTCCCTTTTTGCATTTTTCAATATAAAAATTTTCTGGCAAGTGGGCCTGTTTGGGACGAATGGGAAGGGTCAGGTCCAAAAGTATCCTTACACGTCACCTCGGTCTAACAGTGCCCACAGGAGGGTCAGAGGTGCCTAAAAAGTGGGCAAAATATCACAAATCAGGCTCATCGACAAATCTATACGCCCGTTTAGGTCTGTTGATAGGTCACTCTGTAGACTACTCTCTGAACTCTCCACACGTCGCACGCTTGCCCATCCCTGCCTAGCTCTCCTCACCAATCCCTCTCCGAGCCCGATAGCGGCCCTCTGTGGCCCTTTCTCGTATCAATTGGCATGCACCTACGTGCTTTCCCTGTTCGCTGCGCCTAGCCCTCTGTAGCTGCTGTCCTGCTGCTGCCGGGCGCCCTCTCACGCCCCTAGCACGCCTATCTGTGCATGTCTGCTGCAATGAATGAACATTTGAATAACTGTTCACATGTTGAATAAATGTGATCCGTCACAGATAACACCCCTCGTTGATGCCCAAGGTTGTGCGATTACCGAACACATGTGGGATTTGGTTAGACGATACAGACCTGTCTATATTCCTGTACATTATACTGCACAACAATTCCACTATATTGCACAAAAGAAAAGCCCTCCGAAGAGGGCCGTTCTGTGTTGCTTTTACTGTGCCTCATAGTGGCAATCCTGCCTTCTTGAGCAATGCTTCGTTGTAGTTCACGTCCCACATAGCAGACTCATACGAACCCATCAATCCTCTAGCCTTACACTCTTCCGCGTGCTGTCTGTCTTCTGCAATCTGCTGTCGTATGTTGTCCTGACTTTTGATGATTCCTTTAACTTGGCGTGCTTCTAGGCAAATCTTGCATGGTGCCCAGCTATTACGATCAAAAGGGATATGTTTACACATGGTTCTTCCTCTGTTAGTTACTACTCGTTGATCGCCCAAGCTTGATAGATACCCATCTCAACAAACTGTTTTGCTGATTCGATAGCTTCCTTCAACGTATCTGCTACACCTTGATGCTCGCCGTTGTCTGCTTCGAGTTCAAACCCTGCCTCGGTTTCCGTGATGTAGAGAGTGGTCATTATTTCCTCACAGTGTTTTGTTGTATGTACCGATTAGTTCTTTGCTGCTGTTTCGCCCCATCTACAGTCCGGTTTCGATCCGGCCCCCATCTTCATACAATCCGGGGTTCTGCTTCACCGTACAGTGTAGGATCAACCTACAGTTCCCTAGAACTCTCTGCTAACTCGGGATTTCAGCCCCGGCGCCGGTGTTGCACTCTGTTTCTGCTGCGATGTGTTAATAATACCTAAGCTCCTTAAGCATTGCAAGCACTATTTGCACATTCTCGCATTTATTTTGATATTGCTTTTGTACAAACACAACAGGCAGGTCTGGATTAGCCTATCAACGAATGTACGCTACAGGAACCCTCACTGTAACGCACCCTACAGCCAAACACAAGCCCAATAAGCACATTATTTAGAGCCTTTCCTCTAATCCCTACACTACGATTGTTTCTTAATAGCATCCCACTCTGCAACGGTCATCACTTTGACATCGATCAACCCTTGTGTGCCCTTCTTAGCGATTTTGACAGCTTGTTCTACCGACTCTACACGGATGATGCTCCAGTAGTTCTTAGACACCTTGTTGCGGCTCTTGATACCTTGCACCACATAGCTAGACATCTTAGGGGTTGCGACAGCAAACCCCATCATATCCATCCAGCCTTGCACATCATCCATCGTAGCCACTGCCAGCACTACACCGTTACGGGCTTGGGTGACGGTGTTGCCGTTGATGCTATACTGTTTGCCAGTGGTGTTGTCTGTGAAGTTCATGTTAGGCTCCGATGTGTGTTGTCAATGAATACGATTCTACACTACCCACACACCATGTCAAGCCCACTAAGCAAATAAATTCACTGTGCTTTCACGAGCAACAAGTTAGACAAGTCTTCCCTGTATGTATTGCCATCCTCGCACACAAACATTCTCTCACTACTACGCTTGTAATAGCCTGTAAGCTTGCATCCATTCAACTTGATTGTATGCTCTAATGCTTGCTTTTGTGCATCTTTGACTTTCTCTGCTGTAGAGAATCCTTGTAATATAAACCAAGTGAGTGCACCACAAGCTATGATGCCGACAACCCCTAGGGCAATAGCACAAACACAATCAAACACTTTGTACATTATCAAAGCCTCACTTCCTGTTTCTTATATTGTGCATAACCACACTTAGCACAGACACGTTTTTGGATGAATGCATACCCTATGATAGCGTCGTCAGAGCTTCTAACGATGTCTGTCGTATGCGACACTTCCCATTTACTCCACGCATGCCAATGAAACATTATTCATTCCTCCCTCTCAAATTCATAATAAAGCTTCCCATTCTTATCCTGCCACACTGTAGCATTGCTCTTGCTTCCTAATGCTTCATCCTTAAAGACAAGCTTCAATCCGCCGGTCGACACAAGCTGTGTATATTCATAACTATCCTTGTAAACATTCATCCGTGCAACAAGCTGTTTAACGATGCTAGTTTTTACCCCGATCTTGCCCATGCCCCTTCCCACTTTGCAACCAACATCTTCTAATGGTTTACCCTCATAACGTTGCATGTCAATGCAATATTCCATTTTAAGCTGTAGGCCATTCATGGGATGGGATTGTGCATAAGATTCGCTGTACGCTACAGAGCTAGACATTAGCACGAGACACAAGAGGCAAAGAGAGATGAGTTTCATGTTACACCCTACTATGTGCGTATTTGTTAATCTGTTCTTTAGCTTCCGACCACTTCATAGCATCCACAACACACTTGCTATATCCGTTGATGTTGACATATCCAAGGATTCCCGGATTACCACGTTTAGGCATAATCAAGCTGATTTTCATCATCTCTGCTGCGCGGATTACGTATTGTTTGTCAGTCATGTCAAGCTTCCAATTTGTTAACAAAGAACTTGCACACAAGAGCAATCGCACCAAAGATTACAGGCATTGCAAATGCTACCGTAGTGCCAAACTCTTTTGCGAAGAACTCGCACCTCACCAGAGTGACAATACCCAAGATAGCACTCATCAACATTGTCGTCATCGCGATAAGAAGCATGTTGTCTTTAGTCATGATGTTCTCCTTATTTGGCAAACACATCTTCACGAATGAACGTGACGCCGTTCTGTTCGCAAATCTGGCTTTCACGCACTTGGACAAGATGTTTCTTGCCATTGTACACAACCATCATCACGTTAATGATGCCAACATTGCTTTTACGGGAACGCACAATCTCTGCACCCTCAATCTCAACAAACTTAAGCTTAACTTGTTTCTGTGCAGGGGCAACCTTTTTGATGCAGGTATATCCGTACACCATGCCATTGTGAAACTGAGGCATCGTAACATCGCTACCGCAGCATACGCAGGTAAGAATTTTGGACATTTTGTTTCCCCTTGTGTTTGTTGATCGAATAAGACTAGTTTACACAAGCTTTTTAAGCAGGTCAAGAAAATTCTTATACTTTCTTGCACACACATTCATTACACATACACCAGCCATACACCCACTCATTGTAACAGAACGTCCCTTTAAGATATGGACATTCTTTCAACTTAGCATAGCCATACAGACAAGCATTGTATCCTACATTGTATGCGAGTGACATGATAGGCTCCTCAATATTTCTTAAAGAAGATGATGTAAACAATATACCCTGCGACAACACCAAGCACAAGATATGTTAGCACGGATAAAATGTCGTCGTAGGTTATATTTGCATATGTCACGCTTTAACCTCTTCTAGCTGAATACGTCTAGCAGGATGGTAGCTAAATCTAGCTTTCATTGTACAGCATTCTTTGTGTGTCATAGGATAGGCTGTAAGATATTCTTTCCAGCCGTGCTTTTCATTTATCGCTACGAGATGATATAGACGAGTGTTCATATAAGTTTTCTTTCAAGCAAAAAGCGTGTCTGTTAAGACACAATAGCAGACCAAGGAGCGGACACTACCAGCACCACAACCATTAGGATTACGAAGAAAAGAGATTTGTGCATGTTAGGCTCCGTAATGTTTGTTGATCGAATGAGTCAATTCTACCTAAGCACTCAAAGCACGTCAACAAGAATTTATAAGAATTTTGTGTTGACAGTTTGTATCACTGATGCTACAATTTAATGTTAGTTGAGAAAGGCGGAAGTAAGGTTCTTGTTTTCTATCCCTTCCTTCCTACAAAACGCTGAAAAACATCTTTAAAATCAACAGGTTACAAGGGTCTTTGTATCACTATCGATGCAAAGTCTCTTAGAGAGGCATGATAAATTGACTGAAATTGAACTGGTAGATAGTCTTATGGGCAACGGTAAGACTACCGCAACATTGCGTTACATAGAAGGTTTGGCACTATCTAACAGGCGTCATCGTTGGATTTTCTGCTCCGAGTACCTTAGCGAACTTGAGAAACGTACGGCAGAGAATGCCTGTGCTGCGCACTTATGGAGAATCCCTGTAGAACATGGGGATGCAACTAAGACAGAGAGTTTGATAGAGATTCTAAAAGAACCAGATACACAACTAGTTGCTGTTACTCATGCTCTGTTACTGAAAGCATCAGAGAACGATTATGTTAATCATCTGCTAAAAGAAAAAGGATATTCATTATTCTTAGATGAGACAATGGAGTTAATTAATCCTTATAATGGCATCAAGTTTAGTGATTTTCTTCTACATAAAAAGGATAATCGATTAACTGTTGATGAGAACAATTTCGGTTTGGTGCAATGGGTTGATGACAGTGTTGATGAAATTGGGGAAGAGTTCACGTTTACTAGGCTTCGGAACGATTGCAGTAAGAAACGTGTGTATGCCTCTATCACTGCTGGTAAAAGTGTCAATGATAGTGTGGCATTGGTAACTTTGCAAGATGAGATTTTGTTTTATCAGTTTGATAGGGTAATTCTGTCAACGTACCAGTTTGCCGATACTCTCATGGCTGCTTACTTTGAGATTAAGAATATTCCTTGGGCTGTGTGTAAAGATATTCAACCATACAAAGCAACTACTAAGAAAGTTATTTCCGACTTAATCACAATGATTTCAAAGCATGATAAGAAGTTTGACAAGGTTGCGCTGTCTTCTAGTTGGTGGGATGATAAGAAGCGCACCAAAGAGGATTATAAGCTTTTGAACAACACAATCCGAAACATTGGAGATAACCACGGATGCAAGGATAATGCTTGGAAACTTGGGTACACTGTGCCTAAAGACTCTTTAGCGGTGCAGAGGGAACCGAAAGGGATTCATCCTGTTGGATACCCTCATAGTAAATGTTTGGTGGACGTAGACGGAAATCCGACAGATGAGATTGATAAGCACAACAATTGCTACATTCCCACTAATGCTAGGGCAAGCAATGACTATGCCTCTAAAGATGTCATGGTGCATGCTTACAATCGTTATCCTCTGTTGCAAGTGACACGATTTCTTGATGCTTACAATGTTCGATATAGTGCGGAACGGTTTGCACTGAATGAATTGTTGCAATGGGTTTGGCGTAGTGCTATTCGGGACGGTAAACCGATTCACCTTGCCATCTTATCCAAGCGTATGAGAGATTTGTTTGTGTGCTGGCTTAAGGCATGAAACGACAAAAGCCCGCACAAGCGGGCTTCTTTGTTTGGTGCAACGAGCGAAGCTGAGATATGAAGATAATAGAAACCCCGCTTAAAGCGGGTATTTAATCAATCAACCATTCCCCGTAATACTTCCTGATATACTGTTCTCTCAGCTTCTTTGCACGCTCTATCCTCTTGTCCACCCCAACCAGCCCGAACGCATCATAGCACCGATCCTGAAGCCTTCCAGCCTTGCCAGTAAGCCTTACAGCACTCCATGACCAGAACAGCACGCGCCAGCGGTACTCTAGTTCTGTAAGTGACCCGAATCGGTACATGCTTTCTAGCTCTGCAAGAGACTTGTTCAAGCTGTAAAAGCTGTAATAAAGTCTAAGAGGGAACTTAGGCTTGTCAATCTTTGGTAGGTATTCGTACATGTCACAGATTCCACAGTTCGTAAGTGTCTTTGTCAACTTGACGTTCTACATACTGGTAGCCCGTGCCAATCCAGTATTGCATTTTGCACCAGTAAGTGTCGTTCTTACCTGCCCACATCATAACAACTTTGCCATTCATTTCGTTGATGTAGTTTTTCATGATGTTCTCCTAGGTGTTGTGTCCTGCCATGTAAGAACTATACCGCACATCTCAAAGCAATGCAAGCACAATTTACTTAGGATACGTACCCCACTTAGCATGCATGATGCACGTCAGCGCCGCATTAAAATCAGGGTTGTACATACTTTTAGACATCTTGCAGCCCTGCCCCCTAGCTTCCTTGCAAAGCTGCTCGGCAAACGCAATCATCCCCTCGTCCGATGCGTTCCAATCAAAGATTGTGCAGGGACCAAAGCGCAGTCTAAACTCTTTGCGCACTGCGTCGATAATGTCGCACATTGCACGATAACTTTTGTTGTTCAATGTCACTTCATCACCCCCTTATCCAAACAAATCGCCCTACTCCTATACGGCTCATAATACACGCCTCCTCGTTCCTCGCATAATTGTTTGTCACTCTTCACATTGCTAATTTCATGACTTGTTTGTGCAAAGCTGTAGAAGATGTACACGATAGACAGAAAGCCAAACACGGCCGTAATGATAACTAACAGTGGTTCTATGATTTTCATTTATCATCCTCGTTGTATTTAGCCCTAGCATCATCAAGCAACTTTTGCATTTTCGCTATGTGCATATCAACAGACTCAACCCACTTTTGGCGATTTTCTGCCAAGTGCCTCTGTCTTGCTTTTTCGTAGTACGCAAGCTGTTTCAAATACTTCGCTTCCAACCCTTCCAAAATCTCCTTATTCGTCATCGGCACGTCATACTGCACATCAGACGATATCACAACTCCATGAGTATCGCCGTCAAGATTGTAATTCAAAACATGATCCGGATTCAACGTGTTAAGATATGCGATAGCATCTTTAACAGTGCGCCCGTCAATAGCATTCAACCAATCGATTTCTTGTGCGATGGTTTTGGTGTGCATGGCTGTCCTTTATGCGCAAAAGCTCTTGCGCTTTTTGATATTGTGCGAATAATTGTAAACAATCTCCCGCATCTTCTCTGCCGCTGCGATAGGAGACATTGGATAAGGTCCACAACCTTTAACGTTGTTAATTTGTACAGTGTCGATCAACATACACCCTTCGTTTTCCTCGTATGTGACATTCACATTACCGCCGATTTCCATTACTTGCAGAATCAAGCTCATAAGTTCTTTTTCGTCAGTCATATCCCCTCCCATTCCGGCCTCGCCCTCTGCGCTGCCAACACATGTATAGTCTCACACAAATTTAAGCACGTCAAGCACTTTATCACTCTAAGCAAACAATACGAGCATTCGACTTATCTTCGCCGCCAAGCAGCCTTAAGTTCTGCAATGCTTCTACCTCAGGCATAGATGTAACGTGTCCCCAATCTCTCCAAATTGCAACATATTCAGCATAGCTAACATATTGAAAGCCTGCGAACAGTTGCCTTTGTGTGTTGACAATGAAGTAGTGTTTCATCACTCCTCCGTAATCGTAACAATCGGACTAACATAAAACGGAGGAACACCAAACGTATTCTCCCCGTCAGTAATCAAAGCCATTCCGCCCTTAGTAAGCTTTAGCAAAATCCATTGTTTGCGCTGCTCTTTTCTCCATGCTGACCAAGTGTATTGCTTCCCCTCTGCCGTGTTGACACTACCAGTAAAAGGCCAGCTAATGAGGAATACGGGATTGCCTGCCCATTCTTCAATCTGTCGACGGTTCATTCCATTTCCACCCTCTCCTCAACACAACCAAACATACTTAGCCCACATACAATTTTATTCACCAGACTAGCGACCTCTATCCTATCAAGAGTGACACTGAACACGCTGTCATCTGCCAACTTAATTTCAATGTCGACATATTCGCCATCGATAAATACTTGTGGGGTCATTTGATATTCCTCACACATTCAGCATTATTACAACAATTGCCACGAATGCAACAAATGCCGCTATCGCAAAAGCAATCATGACGGCGTTCTCATGCTTGCGTAGGAATTTGCGGATCATCGCTTGACCCCATCTCACGAAAAGCTTTAGCCTTCGCTGCTGTGTCGATAGCTTTCTTCATTTCTTTTAACGTGCCGTCATTGATGAACTCTTGTAGATATGTCTTGACATCTTCCAGAGTTTCTAAATGATCTTCAACAATGAACGGAGTAGTATGTAATCTAATTTTGTCTTTATCGAATTCCATGATTTCCTCTCACGTTTAGAGCCTCTGTGGGCGTTCCAAGCCGTTCAGGCTACCACCCTACAGGCTATGTTGTGTTGTGGCCTAGAAGGCCCGCTACAGCGCTTTGAATCGGCATTTGTCACGCTTCTACGCGTTCGTGCAGCGCTGCGGCCTCTTGCTCAAAATAATCCATCAGGATTTCTTGATAGGCTTCCCATGCTTTCCACATGGAAATAACTTGTTTACCGTCGTCCATCATCTTAATACGAGCCTCTAAAGCTACATCCCATGCACGTTCTAATTGATCTTTCGTCACCATGATTTTCTCCGTGTTGTCAATGTTTGATGTTTTCAACATCTGTTTGAACCCATCTTAACAGGCTTAAATTGCTTGTGTCAAGCGTTATTTGCAAGTTCGATATCGTTATCTCGTGCCCATGAAATACACCAATCACGAGCGCCTGAGAACTGGACAGATGCAAAATTGGACGACAACACTACGACCCACCGTGAGCCCTGTCTGATGACGCTGTAAAGAGAATTGGTAAACACAGGCTTGATTGTTTTGCTCATTCTTCGTTATCCTTAATGTAGCGTTTGACAGCTTCGTCAGCACAAATGCGGCACATGAAAGTGTAAATGTCTTCACCTGATCCGCCTTTACGATGTTCTTCAATTGCTTTATTCACGATTTTACACAGATCATTATAATCCAATGTGCTTTTCGGATATTCCTTTTCTGGCTTGATGCGGTATTCTGTACTGTCGTCCCATTCAGGTTTGTTCTCTACAACATCTACCCAATGGGGCGCCGTTGCGTACGTGTTTAGATACTGAATCTCTGCCCCATCGGCCCAAGCTTTGATTAGTGCTGCGTGTTTGTGTGGCTTGTTCATTTCATTCTCCCAATGCTTTCTTAATCGCTGCTCGCGCTTTATCCCATTCACTAGGTAAGATTGAATAATACTGTTTATTCAAAACAATTTGCAAAGCCTCCAACAACTCCGGCGCTGCTGCCATCAATCGCGCATTGGCTTCTAGTTCCGCTTGTGGAGTGTCGCGGTAGCCTTGCACATGTGCTGAGAATCGATTGCACATAACTTCTTTGCCACGGTTCCAGCTATCGAATTCAAGAGCATAAACCGTAGTGCCTTCGTGTTGCCATTGCGCTTTAGTTGTATAGTTCATTTATTCCTCCGTCAATTCGTCAATCATCGCATACAATTCGTTTCTTGTCCTGTCACGTTCCGATAAAGCTTTATCAAGCTCCCCTTGTCCAGCTTTCTTTGCCCATTCTAGCATAGCTGTCGCCTCAGCGAATGATGACATCTTGAGTTTCAATTCATGGGCTTGTTGTGGGGTCATTTTGCATCATCCCATTCAAATTCTACACGATCACGGAACCATTGAAACTTAAACTTACGTCCGCAATTGCAAGACAAATTAATAGGTTCTTTGTTCACATTGTCAAAGAAATTATCATCGTAATATCCAGACAAGCGAATCTTAGTCTTGAACAGATGTGACACTGTCGAGTCTTTAAACATCGGATCAGGGCAAGTACATTCAACACGTTCGGCGTACAGATCACGGCCCATGCTTTCGTAAGATAAAGTTTTCATTTCTTCTCCTGTAGCAACATGGTTGCAGCAAATTTAATCGCAGTATCTTCCGGGTTCCACTCGTAATGTGGTTTGCTAATTTCACCTTTCATGTTGCGCGACTGGCTGTAATAAAGCTGTTCCGTGTCAGCGTCCAACACTTCGGCATACGTTGCCCCATATTTATTAATCTGAAGGTTGCGCATAACGTTAAGGCCCGCTTCAAACAAGTTTGTCCCGTGCGTCACTTTGACGATTTCATTACGGAACACGTAGCGTGTTTTTAACTTTGCTGGAGCATTCTTGGTTGCTCCGTTGTTCATTACGATTTTGGTTGTCATGTTGTGACCTTTTGTGCAATCTCCCACTCTGCAATTGCTGCCGCTTCGCGTGTCTTATACGTATGATCCCCTTCGCGGTCGTCACAGACAATACGCCATTTCTTGTCTTCGTAATTGTTGCTTACACATCCGCATGCACCATTCGGGTAACGAACATTCACCACGTACCAGCCACCATGACGCCACGGTGTGTAGACTGGTTTAAATTTTGCAATCATTCTATCCTCCGTTGTTTGTCTATGTGCTTATTATGCTAGTGTTGCTTACCTAAGTCAAGCGGAATTTCAATCTTTTTGTTTTGCCCATTTGATGATGACAAAATCATCCCGCAACACTTCGATCTTTTCCACGTCGCTCTCTAACACCTTGAGTCTGTACAACGTGCCAATCTGTGCAGCATCGTTTGAGTAGAACTCATACCAATTGCCTGATGTGTAACACCAACGTAATGTAATTTCATCCATGATTATTTGTCCTTTACAGAAACCACTTGCTTAATAACTGCCTCGGGAACTCCGTTACCTTTCAATTGAGTAATCAAATCTAGACGTTCCTCGCAGTTAATCCAGTTTCGCAGGTAGCGCAGCGGTTGACTCTTGTTAGAAAAAACCCTTGCCACAATTGCCCCATCATCGCGCCGCACTGTTACGCTTGCTCGTTGCTTACGACTGGCATTGGACGAGAACACGAGATAGTTAGAATATTTTTCTGCCATGACTTATTCCCCAAAATAAAATTGTTGGCAATATTGCAACAGCGTATCTTGGTCAATCACATTTACAGCATGTGTCCAAGGCGTTCCCCAATCTTGATATTCGATCCATGCCCGCGCAGGCTCGCAAAAAGCATTCAGTTCCCCCATGATACGGACAGCGGGGCCGCCTGTGCACAATAAGATATAGAATTCGCTAGGCGTATTATGCGTCTCGCCGGGGTTGTGCCATTCACCCCTAACTTGTACTTCCAATGCATCCTCTTGGATACGCTCGCGTGCTTCGTCTTCGGATTCATTGCCGTTTGCAGCTTCTTCCAGTTCGCGCAGTTCATCTTCATGTGATTGCAACCAATCTGCCAGCGCTTTACAAGCTTCGATGTGCTCACTGTCGGATTTTTCGATATCCGCTGCATCGTCCCGCAAGCTATCGCGCTCGTCTTTCAACTCTTCCCGCCGATCATAATCAGCGTTCAGAGCAGCTACCATAGTGGAAATGCTGTTTGCTTGTGCTTTGGCTTGTTCGTATGCGTAGTTGTCAGACATTTTGTTAGCTCCTAGTTAGTTAGCGCCCCGTGCGCTGCATCCATGTAGAGCATCTTACGTCGGAAAGAGAAGGCAGTCAAGCAACCAAAGCAATAAAAGTTAGAGGGACGACTCTAAATTCTTTCGCAAGATTCTTGTTGACATAGCAGGCGTAAGAGTGATATTCTGTATCCATCAGTTCAAGAGTGGTTTTGCCGCTAGTCCAGAGATTGATTAATCCAGATACGCCTATAACAAATGTATTACACAAAAAGAAAAGCGCCCCGTAGGGCGCCCATGATTAACCTTTCGTCATAGTGTTGCTGTAATTACGTGGCGATACATACCCCTCCTTGTGTGCCCAATCAAAGAATGGAACAAGGCTTGGGAAAACTTCAGTAATCGCTTTGAATCCTTCCCCGCGTTCGTATGCTTCCACATCATACGCGAAGCAACCAATTTTGCCAGAATTTTTATCGGTGCATTGGATGCAGTAGTGAATCGTACCCATTTTGTCTTACTCCGCAATGTGTTGTTTACCTTCGTCGGCATAGTGGGCATTGATCGCTTCTAATGCCTCTTTGGCAGTCTTAAACTGTTTGTTTAGTGCGATCCACGGTGCACCTTTATACTTTCCTTGTTGGTGCATATAACCATATTCTACAGCTTGCATGAATGTCAGTTTCATTTGTAAGCTTCCTCAAAACGTTCCTCTAAATCTTGGATGATGTCGCTATCGACGTTTTCGCATTCCGGGCACAGTCCGCACTCTTTAGCGTGATTGCTCCAGAGTAGCGCGTCACAGTCGGCGCATCGTTTGCTAACGTAAGTCATTCTTGCCTCCGTCGTTTCGTTGAACATGTAGCCATTCTATAGCATCCGCATCCGTTGTCAAGCACTTTAAGCGAAACAAGCTCACATAAGCACGATTCCGCAAGATTGGCTAAGTATGGCCCTAACATACAAGCACAGACAGTGACATCTAGCACGTTCAGACAAACGGTGCATGTTGCTCTAGTCCTTACTAAGATGCTCTTACAGGTTGCGGATTGGCGCTAGACAATCATCCCGGCGCGACTAGGTAAGAGCTACACAAATTTTAAGAAAATGTGCTTGACGTGCTTGCCAGAATAAGAGATTCTGTAATCACTCTACGCATCCGGGATGGCTAGACTAATCCACCCCTGCGCGCTAGGTTTAAAGATTACTATCACAATCTAATGTTCGATAGCTGTTTAGGTGTACTAGTGTAGTAGCACACCCGCACAGCAGAAATCGCGCCACCCTACATTTCCAAAACGTGTTTTCCGGCCCCGTGAAAAGGAAAAGCCCTGACACCATTACAGTGTAGGGCTAAATCTGAAACATACCTCGTGTTTCCCAAGGGGTGTTGCATCCCCGCTTGGCACCTAATTTTCCCATCTATTCGTCTTTTCAATTCCAAAACCATTCCTAACGTCCCGCTAAAATAGCCTCACGCTTCTCTTTCAAATGGTGTTCGTATTGCGCAAAATCCGCAAACGCAACGAAGCAGACAAACCCGATACCAATCGCAATCAACGTTTTCTTCACGTCATTCTCCTAGAAATAAAGGCACATAATGCCGATGAGCGTCACCACAGTGCCGAAGCCAACAAGCATAGGCGACAGCTTGTAATCTTCCGTAGTGATTAGCTCGTAGGACAAATACCCTGCGAAGGAAATAATGGCAAGCGACAGTGTTTTTGCCAGATTGTTTAGCTCTTGTGCTTGATTGAGCAATAGCAGGCCAAATGCGTAAACGAATAACGTTGCAAGTGTGTATGCAGTGTGTTTGATTGTTAGCATCATTCCTCCAAATAGTTTAATAGCAAATTTATATATGCCCTTGCGAGCCTCTTAGCGCTCAAGTCTTCCACACCATTTGACATATAATGTTTGACAAGTATATCGAACAAAGAATCTTCCGTTGACCCCATAACAATATGAGGGCGAAACTTAATAACATCCTCAATTGTTTTGCTCATGTTACTTTCCTTCTTCCTTTCCTTCAAGTAATCTTGCCACAATCTATGACGCTCGTTCATGTGGTTGTTACAGTAGATTATACCTAAAACGAAGCCAGCAAGGAAGCACACAATCATCAGAATAACAACGTACACGATAGATAGCTCACTCATGGCATGATAAGTAGGTAACGAGCAGCTTGAACGAAGGTTTTCATTTGTGCTGGCAAGTCGTATGCGGTGTCGAACTCAAACACCATGCCATCGTGATAAATCTTAACAGGCCATTCTTTGCCAAGTGAATGTGTCTTAATGTAGGCATACAACTCTGAATCGGTGGCCCCCATTATTGTAATTTCGCCCATCGACAATTCAGCCATCCCGCTCTCCTTGTTTGTTTATATGCACATGGTAGAGTGGAAACGGCTTGTTAGTCAAGTTATACTTTAGTTGTTCTTGAAATTATCTATGTAGGTGATGAGGGCGGCAGCCACATCTGTATCATCCTCGTAATTACCAAAGGAGTAATCAAGCAATAAGTTGCGAAACTCGGGCGTGTCGATGCTCGCCGTCTTCCGTTCTGCCAGCTCGCGCTCAAGCTGGCGGATACGCTCGGCATATGGGGCGATAGCTTCGCGCCCGTAGTTCCGCATATCGATAGCGGAAAAGGAAAGCGTGTGATCGAGTCCGTACTGCGCCTTTGTCATTGGCAGCGGCGGCAAGGGGATATCTTCGATACCCTTCCCCATAGGGGCGGAGACATGAGCGGTTGTATCCACTGATGTGTCTACTGTGCGGCGAGCGGCGAGCCATGCACGCCAACAAAGCTCAGTTGTACCGTCGTGATAACGGCCACCATTTACATCAGGTGAAAAGCTGAAAACGTGGCAAAGAGTTATATGAGGTCCACTCTTACTTGCCCACGCTTCAAACTCCGCACGCTCGGCTTCCATGTTCAGTTCGTCGCTCATTTATTTCTTCTCCTTCGCGCTTGCGGCGATTGCTGCGTTGACGAAAGCAAGCATGCGTTTTGGGTTGAAATTGTTCGTGCAGAATTCCAGTCCAAACCAACGCTCAAGGAGTGGCTCAAGTCGCGCATCGTCAAGCCGCTCGGTATCCTCGCCAGCATTCGATGCATGGGAGTTTGTCACTGGCGTGCCATGTGCGCCCTGCTGGGCAAGGGCTGCGCGGGCGAGGGCTTCCGTCAGGCCAAGGTAGATATGCGGGAATGTAAGCTGCGGCACGGTGCCGCAATTCTTGGCTACTTCCTCTGCCATCGACTTTGCCAGATCGGTAATGCGGTCTTGCGTCCATTCCGCTGGCGCAGCATCGCGGCTGTGTGCTTTTGCGCGACTGTCGATATGGGCGATGAGGGCGGCATAAGTGTCTTCAATGCTGCCTTCTACGCAATTTGTGGCTCGCATGTAAGCCAGCAGGTACTTGAGGAATTCCGGCGTATCGATGCTCGCGCTTGCCGTAGTGGCCGCAGACAGGGTGAAGGGCTCCGAGAGTTTGCCAACCGAAACAGTCACGGTTGCCGCTCCTGCCTGCTGTGCGGCCGGTGCTGAAGCAAGTGCGGCAAGCGCATCTTCGGCGTCCTTGCGTGTGGCCCAGCCGTCGCGTAGCCCGATGATGGCTCGCTCGATCATCTTGCGCTGCGAGTTCCAGTAAGCAGGTGCTTCGGGCGCGGCTTGCTGAACATCCTTAAAATGCTCAAGCAAAATTTCAACAGCAGCATGTCGGGCGTCACGATGGCCTTCTTTGTAGGCACAATCATACTCGCAATCAGTGTAAGTGTATGGACTATCGCACGGAGTATTCCTGATTGCCATGCTCAGCTTGTCTATGTCGTACATATCATTCCTCCTTGTTCTTCATTGCACGGATGAGTTCTGCACATTCTTTAGGTCCGCTGACAGAATCTTCGCCATTCCCAAATCGCCAATCGTAATGGCGATCATCACAAATCAATGCCGCACGTTCCAACACAGCGTCCTCAATAGCGCGAGCAAAGGCAATGTCATCAGGTAGGCAAAATGTATCTGCAAAGTTGTCGGCAATGATTTGCCGGATATCGTCGTCGGTAAGTTTGGTCATTTTATTCTCCAATTTCAGGTGTCACTGACGCATTAAACTTATACGAAGCCACAGGGCCTTGATAATAGTGCAGACGCGCTTCGGCTTCGCTAGAAAACCACTTCATGACATTGTGTGCTTTGTATGGCTCACCGAAAATCATAGGCTCGTCGGTAGGCTCCTCCCAATCGTAGAAGCTCCAACGTTCACCACAGCATTCGCAGTACTCGTCCATAGTCGGTCCGCACACACGTTCATAGATATTGTATGCTTCATCTTTGTTAGGGGCTTGGATGAGCACATACATAGCAACATCGTCATTAGTGATCCAGTATCCGCCGCTGTTGTTCTGACGGATGGTCCACCATTTCAGGTCAAGTTCGATAGTTTGTTTGGTCATTTTGTTTCCTTCGGCAAGGGTTGTCCTTTGGCTGCACAAACAAGTGCACCAATTTCAGCACCTTGAGGACGTTGCTTGTAAATCTCAGAAGCAGCAGCTTGGCACGCCTCTCTGCTGTTGAACTCCACAGATAAGGCGGCCTTACCTGCCCAACTTGAGCCAAACCCATACCACATTACAATAAGAACATAGACCATGTTATTTCCCCCTCGTATGTTTGTTAAGACAGGATCATTTTAGCTAAGAATCTTACGTGAGTCAAGAGGAAAATTCAGCACAAAAAGAAAAGCCTCTCCGAAGAGAGGCAAAGGCACAACGAGGGATGGTTGTTGTTATCGTCTTGGCGGGATGTTATCTATGCTCAGTGATTACATGACGCCTTTCAAAAGCTTTACCAATTTCAAAGCAAACTGAAGTTCTGCCTCACTCACTTGCTCAGGCGTCACGCCGGGGCCGGGTTGTGCTGCCTGCATTGCCGTGGGCGACTCAGAAATTTGTTGGCCAATCTCTTTAACGTACCTCTCATAAGCAGCACGCGAACGTGCCGAACGCTCTTTGTTTTTCTGGTAGGAGCGTTTTTGTTTCTTCTCAGCTTCCGTGCGCTTCACAACAGCACCTTCCGGCTTCTCAGCAGAAGCTTTCTGTTCCGCTAGCTTAGGTTCCGGTTTGGCATCGTCTTTGCGCTTGTTGTGAGCATCGACCATCGCCTGAGCCATCGATGTGAGATTGTTGCCATCAACAGGCTCATTGTTCTCTGCTGGCTTTTCTTCACTCTTCACAAGCGTGAGGTTGGTTGCAGCACTATCGTCAAGCTTACGAGCTTTGATGTTCGTTTTGGGTAGACGGCTTCGCACCAAGAACTCCGTAGGTGCAAGGTTGTGCTGTTTGGCATACTCCTGAACGATCTTATGTGCAATGGACACATCGACAGGTTCGCTTGCGCGGAAAAAATCTACGCCGATTTCCTGCTCTTTGCCATCATCCATAATCGCGGTGAGTCGTCCATTATTGAGCGACTGAGCGTCCACGAGCATAGGGACCGAAGTGATAGGTGCCAGTCGAACCACAAGTTGCTTTGCCATGATGTAACTCCTTATATAGTGTTTGATTACCTAGTTGCTGTTGTCGCCGCTTTAACTGTTGTCTCTGCTGCGTCGATGAAGTGCATCTTATCTAAAGTAGTCGCAGGAGTCAACAAATATTTTGAGGATTCATGCAAAAACTATTGTGTATTGCTTCCGGACATGGTAGGCACGTGAATTTTCACACTTACAATGTTGTTATGTAGGTCACATCCTACAAAAACCATCGGGTATGTGAGAATTACGTGAGAATATTGCTTTACAGGCTGATCTGTAAGGACTACAGTGATCACAACACGATTGTAATTCTTACCAACCCTATCGTCTGTGAGGTAGATAACACTCAAACAAAGATAAGGCCCTATCAGAACTACTAGGGCTCAGGTGAAGCATCTCCTGTCACACAGGCGTAACATGACATATAGGGGAATTGTCCCTCTGCGAAAACTCACATATCAGGTGGGGTAAGGGGATGTTTTGCCTGAAGAAAACAGCAACAATGCTGTAATGGCGAAGCTTTGTCTAAAACTTTTGAAAGCTGCTCTAGAAGCGGCAGGGGAGGGGCTTGCCTAACGGGAGGGAAATTGCACCGAACGGTGCTGTGTAGAGGAAGGGAACGTTTTCAGAAACGTGTTTTTGAGGATAAGAAAATGGGCAAGAAGGACAAGCTCTACACAGTTTCCCGGTAGAGCCTACCCTACTCGTTGCTCCCAAGGGTGTTATGACCCCCAAACAGCACCCAATTTTTACTTGTATTCGTTTCTAGGATTTAGAAATCATTTTTAGCGGGTGTATTCCACTCCTCATAAAGTTCCAATGCCCGTTTTGCACTAGCTAAAATGTCTTTATAATCAGTTAAAGCGTCTTTGTGACCGCGTTTTCCAGCCGCCAGTGCCTTTTTTATGAGATGTTGTAAGCAAGGATCGCTTACATCAAATGCTTGCAAAAGGTCGTACACATCAATCCACACACCCGGCTTGACTTCGCGCATGTATTTGTTGCGGGATTGTTGTGCGTAGAATTTTTCTTCTTCATGGTCGGGCATGTAAGTTTTAGGGCCAAGAATGTTGTCATCGTTTACAATCTCAAAACGCCGCTTGCCCCAGTATCCACCTACTTCGTCAATGTAGTAGTCTTCGTCAAGATACATTTTTGTAACGACATAAACTTTTCCAACCGTTAAGTAACTCTCGGCATCCCCGTCATCAACGCACCGCACTTTGAACGGAAATTTTGGCTGTTCTTCAACGATTTCGCAATGTTCAGGGCCAATACCTACGTTTGCATCGTCTACTAATGGGTAGTAGTCCATGCTATTACGATGTCGAGTCTTGCTCTCCACTTCGTATTCTTCACCTACCTTGTACCAGTTGTTTTCCGTGGCACGGGTTACTCGCACTCGCATAAATTCTCCTAAAATTGTTGTGAACGTGTGTATGATCGCGCACTTCGTGCACTTTGTCAAGCACATCGTCGTAAGAAATCTTAAGAATCGTACGCTTGCGTACACTTTTGTGTTGACACGGACAGAATGTACGTGTACTGTGAGCGAACATTTTGACACAAGGAGGATGTATGAAGTTTGAGACAACGTTTAATATTGGCGACAAAGCATGGGTGATGTTCAGCGGGTACAAGCATCCACAACAAGTTACGATTGGGCAAATTCGTGTAGAACACACCCACAGCAAGGGTCATCGCACCGGATCGTTTGTAGGCGACAACTACAAACCACAGAAGAAACACGAGGAGCAGTATATGTGTGAAGAGACGGGCATTGGTTCTGGCACGGTCTACACTCTCGGTGAGAATATTTTCGCAACCAAGGAGGAATGCCTTGAACGGTTTGCAGAAGAAATCCGCAAGATTGAAGATCAGGAGCGTGAAGAAAAAGAGCGTGTGAAGCAAGAAAAACTTCGACGTGAGGGCACATTGCGAGCGCAGCTTGAAGAGATTGAGCGGATCAAAGCGGAGGGCGTATGAAGGAATCGAATCAAGGGTTCGCTGGCATTCGCCAGCACCCGGTAGGAAGTGTTTGTGTTGTTAAGAAAGACAGAGTTGAGAATGGCGCCAGAATTGGACTTGAATGTACGATTTTAGGTCTTGAGAAACGGTTGTTTGAAGGGTGCTACCAAGACCTATATCTAGTGGAATTTCAGACAGGTGTTAAGGTGTACGCCCAACATGATGCACTCAAGCTTAAGAAGTTTCCGCCAAACACGGACGCTTGGCTGCGAGAGAAGATGAACGATTTGCTGAACAATGTGCCGGATAACATTCTTAAGGAGGGTGTATGATCCACACTGCCTTTAACCATGCATGGAATAACATTTGCGACGGCACTTGCGAAGAGCACGTCGGAGAGTGTGTTGTAGTGTCTGTTCCGTTCGATAATCGCACATACTTCTTTTCTTATTGCAGTGAGGCGATTGCAACAGATCGCGCAAACGGATTTGATGTGCAAGTTGAGAACCTTCTGCGAATGTCTCGCGTAGAAGACACACGCACACCAGAGCAACGTGCGAAGGACGAGCTTGGTTTTGGAAATGATAGGGAGCGGTGATGAAATTTGAAATCAACATTAACGATATGGCAGAAGTTGTGCTAACGGAGTACGGTGCAGATGTGTATAACAAATTTTATGAGCAATTCAAATTCCATCGTCCTGCTAAGAAAATGGAAGGAGACGTTCTTCGTGAACAACTGTGGAGTCTAATGCAGATTTTTGGCCCTGCAATTTCATTAGGGCAGCATTCTCCATTTGAAGAGTGTCGTATGATTTTTGAGAAAGGTGGACGTTGAGCACAAGTGGCGCCTTGCTCCTCGTCCTCGTACTGTCTCACAACGCAAACGTTAAAGCTGCTGACAACAACTGCCTAGCCTACACCGCCCAGCGTGAATCGGAGAATCAACCGTTACGTGCTGTACGTGGTGTTGTGGAAGTTGTACAACACAGGATGAAGAAAGCTCATAAGAGTTGTAAGGCTGTTGTGTCTCAACGAGGGCAGTTTTCTTGGTGGCGCAAGAATGTTAAGATGAAAGTTGAGCCAGAGTGGTTGACACGGTACAATGAATCGCGTAAGATGCGCCCTGTGTTGCCTCGCTGTGCAGAATTCTTTCATTCAACAGATGTGCAGCCGTCGTGGGCGAGGAAGATGAAAAGAGTTGCTAAGTTAGGTAAGATTGTTTATTATTGTGATGTTTAAACAAAGGAGTGGATTATGCGCAGTTTGATGATGTTGGTGATTAATACGATGACTGCTATGATTGGCTACACGATTCATGGTAGTTTGTTCTGGTCGATTGTGGACTTCTTGTTCAGCCCTATCGCACTTGTGAAGTGGCTCATCTGCCATGAAATCACCCTTGCGATTGTGCAGCAAACTTTCTCGTTTTGGTTCTGAGGAGGATTTATGGGTGTCGACTACAATGCGTTTTTGGGAATTGGTAAGAGGTTTAACAGCAAACAAAAGGCGGTAGAGTTTCTTCAGGAGTTTGCAAAGCTGGATGACGGTCAAATTGAAGATATGCTGGATGGGGGTTATGCATTGCCTACATTCCTGCAAGTGAAATGCTTAGACCACTATAACGGTGATGACTGGTTTGTAGGATTCCCAGCAGATTGTGATGCGCCGGATGTTCTTTCTGATGATGTTGCGTCATCTGCTGAAATTTGGGATACCTTGTTTCCTCAGACAGAGTGCCGAGTTGTTTTGACTGTAGTTTATAGCTGATTTTAAGGAGAAGAAAATGACGAAAGAAGAAGCAGTGGCAAAGATTGCACAACTGGTCCAGCAGGCTTATGATGCACTGAACGAAGCTGAAGGTGTTGCTGATGAGCACAAACTCGGCTTTAGCTTCTGCCCTACGTACGGCATGGGTGGTTACTATCAAGGTAATCCAGACAAACGTTGGTCTGAGAATGATGACGGCTGGCAACCGTCGAGCCAAGGTTGCTAACAATTTCAATTTCATTTAAGGAGAAGACATATGAGCACGGTAACGATTAGCAAGAAACGTCTGGATGAACTGCTGGCTAAAGCTGGTGAAGAAGTGATTTCTGTTCGCGATGGCAACAAGATGATTGCGGAGAAAGTGGAGCAGATTAAAAACATTCTGCGTGAGATTAAGGATGTTAGTGAACGTAGTGGCGCCACTGTCAAGCTGGAGTATGAATTCTCGGACCTGTTTGATGAAATTGGTATGCTGAATTCGGATTGGGCTAGTTCCAGTTATTCCTGCTGAATATGCCGGTCGATTATAGTCCAGTCTTATCTGAGGTTTACTACGACGAAACATGCCCAACTTTTATTCGGTGGAAAGATGACTGTTGGACGGGTTGGAACATGTCTGTAAGATCGAGGTGCAAAGACGAACCGGCTGGTGGTCTTGTAAAGTCTACTGGATATTACTATGTGAATATGAGGGGGAGGTTGTACTCTATTCATCGTATTGTTTATCAACTGTTTAATGGCCTTATTAAAGAAGATGGTTTGCAGATTGATCATATAAATGGGGATAAAACAGATAATCGCATTAGCAATCTACGACTTGTCACAGGCAGTACGAACCAGAAAAACAAAGCTAAACAATCCAATAACAAAACAGGCGTAACTGGTGTTGTTAAGGACGTAAAAGTAATAAAAGGCAAAGTTTTTGAATATTTCGTTGCTCTTATCTACGACCATGACGCACAGAAGACTAGGCGAGAGCATTTTTCGATATCTAAATTAGGTTATGATAATGCTTTTAAACAGGCGTGCGAGCGCAGGAATCAACATATGAACTACTTAACAACACTTGATGCAGGTTTTACAGACCGGCACGGAACTTAATTAAGGAGAACAAGAATGACTAAAGACATTATCATCAACGGCGTTTCGATTGAAGAACTGAAGAAGCAACGTAAGGCCATCCAACAAGGTGCAAGCAAGATCATTTCTGACAGCATCGAAGCTGCTACGAAGCTTTTGCATAAAATTATGAAAGCTGAGTCGAAAGAAGATGCGCTGAAGCTGGCAGAAGAAGCTTACGAACATCTAGACACGGCTGAGATTGTAAGTGGCGTATCTGGTGTTCAGTACTACCTCGATTACAATGATGGCTACCACGACGATGTACTGAGCACTCTGCTTTCGCAAGAAGATTTGGATGAAGATGAAGTTAATCCAAACGTAGAATTTAGCTATTCGGACAAGAATGCTCTTTATAAGCTGTATAACAAGCTTGAGTCGATGGAGAGTGATACTGAAGGTTGGAACGCAAGCACTTGCTAATTTAAAGGAACCTTGACATGATTTTGATTGGTAGCTTAGCCCTTCAGACTCACATTGCACATCTTGTACGCCCAACTGTTGACGTAGATTTAGTTGGAAATTACGACGAGATTATGGTATATCGTAAGAACATTGACGCCAAGGTGTGTTATCCTATCAACGGAGGAAAATCCATCTACATGCGTCGTGTTGGCGGGGCCATTGTGGAGGCCGAAGTGGCGTGGCCTGACAGCATGGCTGAGCGACTAATCAAATTCGTGGAGTCGCAAAGTGATAACATCGTTATGGCGAATGGTACGCTTGTGCCTTCGCTGGACGTGCTGTACTTGCTGAAGATGTCTCATCGTTACAAAAAGGATTCGCCGCATTTCAAGAAAACTCTTGACGACATCTTGTTCATGCGCAAGCTTGGTGCTAAGATTCGCCCTGAGCACGAAGAGTTCTTCAAGCAGCGAGAGAAGGAGACGTACACGAACAGTCTGCCGAAGCTGAACCAAAGCAAAGAGGGATTTTTCCGTGACGACATTTATACGTACGATCACGACAGTATTCATATGGCTGTAGCGATTGGTGAACGTCCTGCATATCTTGAGTTTAAGCCAACAGACAGCGAAGTGATGGTTAGCAAAGCTATGTGGGATGAGCTACCTTTGCAGATCAAGCTGAATGCGGCATACGAAGAAATCTGTGTGCTTGCTCTTGAACGAAGCATCATCCCGTTTCCGGGTAAGAAGACGTACAAGGAAGCGTTCGACTTGGCACATGCGAAGCTTGCATCGTCAATCTCGTCAGGATGGTTTAGGGAATTTGTGTGGGAGAACTACTACACCATTCAAGCAATGTACAGCGACGAGTTTGTAACTAAATTTGAACAAGGGCTTGCAACAGGTGTTGTTAAGCCGCATAAGAAAGGGTAAGACATGCCAACATTTAGCGTATCACTGTGGGCCACTTTTGAAGCCGATAGCTGGAAAAATGCTTATCTAAAAGCTGACCAAATCGAAACTGCTTTGCAGCACAACGGTGAAGTGAGTATCGAGGATACAGGAATTATCGATGTCGAGTGCTCTGATGAAGAATATGTGGAGGAAGAATGAAAATTGACAAACGTATTGTTGTTGGTATCCCTATGCTGATTATTCACTTTCCATTTGTTGTGTTGGGGCTGTTGGCATACTTCCCGATTCGCTATGCTTATGCAGGATATGAGATTATGGACGAAGTGAATGACGTGATTAATAAGAAGTTGGGGAAGCTGAAATGAGCGACTTTAAACGACGAGTAGAAAATCTCAACAAACAAATCGAAGCGATTCGCGACGAGTTCGCACAATATATTGCTGACCAATCTGTTGACCTCGACACACGCTGGCAAGTGTTCATGGATGCCCCTGCCAATCTGCGAGGATGTAGCTCTTGGATCGTGCGATTCAAAGGTCTGCCAGAGAATTTCGTAGGGTACGCTGGCCCTGTTTGGGCTGAACGACATCAGACGGTGGATGTAAGTTACATTATGGATGTCTTATCCGAAATTGAAGAGTCTGATGTCGACCCTGAAGACTTGGATAAGATTGATATTACAGCGTTCAAGAAAGATGTGCTCAGTCGAAATTTATATTCTTTTAAATATGATTGGTGAGATATGACACACGAAGAACGCCTAGCAGGGCTTGACAGCTATGACCTTACAAATGTTATCGAGCTTGCAAATAAAAAGCTTAAGGTGTTGCAAGAGGCTGAAAAAGAAGAATATTATGTTGTGTCCGACGAATGGATGAACATCGGATTCTTCCGCAAGAACAATCTTGAAGGCGCTATTAAGCTTATGACAGAGGTGTTGCGTGGCGGTGTTGTTAAGGAACGGGGAGATTATGTGCAGATTCAACTGCAACGTTGGTATGCGGATGAAGTTGAAGATTTGGTGAAGGAAAATGATCGTGACTGATAACGAACGTAATTTCATCATTGAACTTGAAGCACTGTCCCGCAAGTATTCCCTCTGTGTTAGCACTAATCTTTGGTATCCTGATAAAGAAGAACTTGTGCCTGAAGCGGGATATGTTTATCTGAACGGGAATCTGTTTTGGACAAGCCCTGAAAATCCTTGGTGGAAAAAGGGAGAGGGTGATGACCAACATTATGAAGGCCGTGTAATTGGAAAGGAAGCGAATGATTGAAGTAAAAGGTAAAGGTAGCGTCGCACGAATCCTTAAGGACAGCACCAGTCCGGCAGGACATCGCCTCACGACGATGGAAATTGAAGTGCCACGCATTGTGTGGTGCGAATTTTTAACCCACGGGATGCTTGCCCGCAACGCCCATAGCAGCCGAGCTATTCCGTTCAACAAGATGGTTGAGCAGCTTACTGGCAAACCTGTGCGATTTGGCGAAGCCAACAAAGGTATGCAGGATAAGGGTGAAAAATTTGATGCTTGTGTTATCATCCCGCCTGACCTATATTCTGCTGTAGAACAGATGATCCATGATGACATTGGCATTATCATCTGCTACGAAGACCTGTTGAACGAAAATGGAGAGCTTGAGCTTACTGCGTTGGGTGCGTGGAACTTGCACAAATACTTGTCGGTATCTATCTCACGTGCACTCTACGATGCGGGCTACCACAAGCAGGTGTACAACCGTATCACAGAAGCACACCAGATGATTAAGGCCGTTGTGTCTGCTACAGAGTGGGACAACTACTACTGGCTTCGTGATGATGTTGCAGCAGACCCAACTCTGCACGATCTTGCTAGTACAATGCGTAAAGCTCATGAGCAAAGTGTCCCGCAACTGCTGCAACCGGGCGAATGGCATTTGCCGTACGTGGATGAATTCCGTGGTAAGAACGGCAAGCAGTTGTTCTATATACCTACCAAACAAGATGACGGTTGGGAGGATTATGTGATCCTTTCTCTTGAAGAAGCCATCAAAGTAAGCTCTGCTCGCACAGGCGCCGTCTCGTTCCGTGCAGTAGACTACGGCCTTGAACAATGTTTGCGGGTGTACGACAAGCTTGTTGGGGATGATCGAAAGCATGCTTCTGCTATGCAGCATCAAGCCACTCCGATGAAAGCAGCGATACGAGAGGGGTACGGTGTGTATGAAGAGGTGAACGACCCGCGATACTACAGTACATGGGAACCCGGCATCAGCCACGCAGACCGTGATGGCAATCTGTGGAGTGCTCAGTTTAAAGGTTTTGTCATGAATCGTAAGCTTATCCCCGGCGAGAATTACAAAGCGCCAAAATAAGCTGTTGACAAGCCCCTCAAGCTCTGCCATACTGCTTCCTGTGCTCTACAAAGCACACGTTTCTACAACAACTAAGAAAGGTAATACTATGAAAAATACCATCGCCGCTATGTTCATGTCGTTCGCCGCTGCTTCGGCATTCGCACAAGGCATTCCTGTTTCCGCCTCTTACGAAGCTCCCGTGTCTGCTTCCGCTGTAGCAGACGACGTTTCGGCACCTGCACTGGCATCTGATGCAAAAGATGGCCGTCGTCCTGCCCCGTCGCTGAGCGATTGCTGTGGCGTCCCTGTCTCGGCTCCGCAATATGCTAATAAGGAAGAGGACGACTCGGATTCGCTGGCAATGGCGGGTCTTGGTTTCGGCTTGGTGAGTCTGGTGGGCGTGAGCAAGCTGGCTCGTCGGAAGAATCAGAAGTAATGCTCTGACGAGCATGTAATGTAGGAAGAGGGCCGAAAGGCCCTTTCATTCAACTTAAGGAGAAATCATGAAGAAATTTATTATCGCCATCGTTATGATGTTCGCAGCATTTTCTGCAAATGCCGATTGCTACTCGGAAGGTGTTCGTTCTGGTGTAATTCAGAAATTCTCCAACAAAGGCCTTATCAGCAAATCGTGGGAAGGTGAGATGGTGCAGGAGGGTGTGCGAGTTAAGGCCAAAGGGCAGGGCGCTGGTGTCACAAACATTTGGAAATTTTCTGTTCTGAAGGCAGATGTGGCGCAGAAGATCAATGACGCCATGTTCAACGGCGGTGAAGTGACGGTGAAATACTGCCAATCCTTTATCAAAAATCTTTTCGCACAGGACACATCTTATGAAGTGACAGATGTGCGCGTTAACAAATGAAATCCTACAGAGTGGTGGTAGAACACGATGACCACTTGTACAAGATTGGTACAATTGTTAAAGTGGCTTATTCTTACGGCCCTGTCGAGTACTGCTGGTACGTAGATGACGAGGGTACTTGGCAGATTTTACATCGCAGTGAAATTGAGGAGGTGGTATGACAAGATACGTCAAGTGGATCGAGCCGTACGATGCCGAAGCAAATGGTTGTGTTGACTTGCGTATGACCGTTGAGGATGTAATCAAATGTCAGAGGGCGAGAGTTGCCCAGTACAGGCCAGATTTTCAGTACGAATCGGACCAACAGGCAATTGATGACTTTTGCACTGTCCACTGGGGAACAATTGTGGAGGAAGAATGAAAGAAGTCTTTGAAGATTTGATTTTGCTACTCAAGCTTCACAGCGATCACTATTTCTACGAAGCTGAGGATGGTTCTGATGTGTTCGACCCTACAGCACTCTATTCGGAAATACGTGCTTTCAGCGCTGAATTTCAGAAGAGGATTCAATGACACGCGACGAAGCTAGGCAAATTCTTGAGTTAGGTGGTTGTGTGACATACCGCGCTTGGACTTGGGGTAAATGCTGGAAAAGTTGTTGGGATGAATACAATTGTTGTGCAGACGACTTTGAAAGCGTGGAGGCTACTCTAGATAACATTGAGTGGTTCTGCAACGGCGATTGGGGCTTGTTGGAGGAAGAATCATGAATATCATTGACAAAATTGAGCAACAATGGCTTTCGTACGTTGGAGAAACAGGCCGCTCCCCCCTTTACCTGTTTCTTGGGTACAAAGAGATGACTGAGTTGGATAAGAAGCTTGGCATGGTTACTTTCCGTTTCAAAGGTATGGATGTTGTCGGCGTTGAGCGAGAAAGCCATGTCTCTTGTGGAAACAAATATCAGGAGGTATGATGGTTCAACATTACGAGTGGGACGATGCTGGCATGGAAGAGGTGGGCTCTTGGGGCAGTTATGTTCGTTCAGAGGATTATGACGATCTGTTGAGGGATAAAGCTAGCCTGCAAAAGAAATATGACGCTCTTGTGAACAAAATTGGTGACTTGTATCAAATGGCTTAGGGGGCCTTATGAACAAATATAAGATTCATATCGAAGATGGTGTTATCACTGTATGCCTGATTAAAGAAGAATCTATTCGTGCATTCTACTTCGATGCAGGTGGTGATGAGGAAGGTACTGCACAAGAGATGTACGATTTGCTTTTGAGTACGGGTGCAGATGTGGATGAGTGGGAGGGTTGATGCAAGATTCTTATGAGATTGAAGTACACGACGACGGCGTTCAAGTGTGGGCTATCAACTGGAAAGGTGGGGCTGGACTAGCCTCGGAATTCTACAAGTCCCAAACATTCCATGAGATTGCACAAGAAATTTATGACTTGTTGGCAATGAGTGGACATGAGGTGAAGTTTAAGGAGGGTTGATGGGTTACGAACGAAAGGTGAAGGATTACAAAGATATGACTGAATTCGTACCAAAAGAAAAAGTGCAAGATGTGCTTGAGTATCCGTTTGTGGACATTCCGGCACGAGGAATTCGCAAGGAAACTTGCGAGAAATTTGGCGTACGCGCAGCGTTGTCACAAAAAGATGGCAAGACTATCGAAGCTGTGTACTTCCCTTCATACAACCAGAAGGGTAAGATCACAGGATTTATGCGTCAAGATTGGACCGTGGACAAGAGCGAGAAAGGACATTGGACAGCGGTCGGTTCTGTTTCTATTGGCAATAAGTTACTGTTTCAAGATGTTGCTGAGGCAGTCAAACGTAAGAAAACCAATTTGATTGTGACTGAGGGTGGCTGGGATGCTTTGAGCGTCTATCAGGCGAGCGTAGATAGTGTTAAGAATACTAAATACGCAGGACTTGAGCCTTTTGTGGTGAGTATTCCGCTTGGGACCGCAAATGCTGTAGAGGCTATTCTTCATAACAACGAATTTGTTATGGGACACGAATCTCTGACAATGTTCTTTGACGACGATTATTGTACTCCTGCTGAAAAGAAAAAAGGTGTTATGAAGGGTCACGAGGCCCGTGAAGCTGTTGGCAATGCGCTTGTAGGGGCTGCTATCCAACTTTTCACACTTACAACACCGGGAGGGCACAAAGACGCATCGGATATGCTTCAGGCCGGTGAGTTTGACGAACTTGGTAAGCTTGTACAGTTTGGTAAGCGGGCATACAGCGCGGAGAAAATTGTTAAGGCTTCTGACATCAGCTTTGACGAACTTATTGAGGCGCGAGAAGAAGGCATCTACATCGACTGCTTCCCCGGCCTGATGAAGAAGATTCACGGCTTCCGTAAGCGTGAACTTGTACTTGTAACGTCACCCTCTGGTGTGGGCAAAAGTACTGTGACGAGCATCATTGGCAGTGGACTACAGAAGGCTGGTGAACGTGTAGGCATGATCTATCTTGAAGAGAACAACAAAGAAACTCTCCAACGCATGGTTGCCGCCGAACTCAAAGTGAACTACAACAAGTTCAAGAATGATCCGCTTAGCTGTGCAAGTCGCGAAGAAATCAAAGCTGCATACGATAAGATTGTTGAGCATGATAGTGTTGTTATGCTGGGGCACTTTGGCTCACTTCCTATTACAGAGCTTATGGCTAAGATTAAGCATATGCACCTTGTAGAGAAGTGTGGCTTCATCATTCTTGACCACCTTAGCGTTGTTATTAGTGGTAGTGACATTGCCAATGAGCGCAAGGAGCTTGACATGGTTATGACTGAGCTTGCTGCGTTCTGCGCTGCTAACGATGTCGGCATCATTGCTGTGTCGCACATCAATCGATCTGCTGCCCAAGACTTCAAACCTCCCAAGGGTGAAGAGGACCAGCCATTTTGGGTTAAGGTTACGAAAGAGATGATGCGCGGTAGTGCCGCTCTAGAGCAGCTTAGCTGGATTATCATCGGTCTTGAGCCACAGATTATGCCGGATCGTAGCCGTGGCAATGTTCGCACTACAGTACTTAAGAATCGTCCGTGGAGCTATCTTGGTGTCGCTGATGAGTTCTCGATTGATGAAGATACTTGGGAAGTGCTGCTTGCAGAACAACAGGTTGCAGAATTCTAATTGACACGAGCGTACGGAGTTTGCTATAATTCTTACGCTCTAACATTCTAAGGAGGGAAGATGACTTACAAAAACATGAAGATTGCTATCACAAATCCAGAGTATAGTGTCAAAGTGCGAGAAAAGCTTCGTGATGAAGGCTATGACTTTGCAGCATTGCAATGGAATGATCCTGTGTTTGTCAGGGCGGGCTATCTCTACACTTACGACAGTGGTTTGGTAATGAAAGGTGAGGCTGACCGTTTGGGATATTTCAAAGGTCATCCGAATGAAGAGTATGTACTTGTCGGAGATGAACTGAAGAAGGCTTCGGAGTATTTCAAACAACCTGAAACTCCGCAACCTAAAGCGCCTCCCCTCGGCCTGAAGCCTAAGAAGTTGCACGATCAAGAACGCCTTATCGAAATCATCGACGCAATGTATCGCTACGTTTCTACTAACAATGTTATTCCGGCAGAGTGGTTTGCAGAGGCACAATATTTGAATGGCCAACTGGAGGGTAAATAATGTTCATTTTCGTAGCAACCATGTTCTTCGTAGGGTGTGCTTGCACAGGATACGGACTCGGATATCTGGCACATAATATTTTTGATAAAATTTTTGGAGGTAAGTGAATGAAAGCATCACTGATTCAACGACAAATCAAACTGAACGAGCAAATCTTGACTGGCTTGCACGAGGAATATAAGAATCTTCGTTCGTCTCGTAAGATGTATAACGACTACGCAGACGTTGCATTCACTAAGATGATGGAATGTGACGAGCAGCTTGATTTTGACAACGCTTCCGAGTGGAATAAGCTTGGTGAAGCAAATCGCGGTCAAGCGGAGGTGTTCACGCCCTACATTCGCAAGTTCAAGAAGAAGATCGCTGCTGTGGAGCAAATTCAACGGTGCCTCAAGGATGAACTGAAGGGACAACAATCTCTGGAAGCTTGGATTGTTGAAGATGATGCATTCTGGATTCAGCAGGCTTATGTTGCACGACAAGAAGGGTATAGTGTGACGTATAGCTTTGACGAGGCCGCTAAGGTTTTTGGTGGAGAATGATATGGTTGCATTATTCGCTTTCTTTGCTGGGTGTATTTTAAACTTGCCTTGGTGGTATTTTGTAATTGGATTTTTGTGTTTATTGTCAGACTCAAGGGGGTAAAATGGCCAGCGTACAAGTGACAGCGTGGGATGTTGCGGAGTTGCTAGGACTTCGGTATGGCGGCTTCAAGGAGTACACAGACAAATATGGAGACACTTCTTACGGCCATGTCTTTCGGTTTCACGGGAAGACTGTCGAAGTTAACGAGTATGTGTATGACAGCGAGAGAGAAGCTTTAGAGGGCGTATCACAAGAGTTGCTGACGAAGCTTGGTGAGCATTTGGCTAAGATTATTGATTGAGGAGGTTGTGTGGGGATTAAACCTAGTGTAAAAGTCGGGGAGGTCTATCTAAGCAAAAGCGGCGAACTGTATGTTGTTACGAATTATACCAAGTCTGTTGGCGGTGTTACGATTAAGTTTCTAAGTACAGGTAATAGTCAAGTCTGTTCTGCTAAGGAAGTTAAGAATGGTTCCGTCAAAAATCCTCTTCAGATTTCCGTATATGGAGTAGGTTGTTTCGGTGTTGGTGAGTATCGTGCCAAGGTAAATAACAAGTTTACTCCTGAGTATCAAATTTGGATAGGTATGATGACTCGCGTTTATAATGAAGGTGAACTTAAAAAGCATCCAACTTACGAAAACGTTAAAGTCTGTGACGAATGGTTGAATTTTCAGAACTTCGCCAAATGGTGTCAGACTCAGAAAGGTTTCAAGGTTAAAGAGGATAATGGTCGCGCAATGGCTCTTGACAAAGATTTGCTTGTACCTAACAATGATACGTACGGTCCAGATACTTGTTGTTTCCTTCCAAATCAGATTAATGTAGCAATGAAAGGTCGTCAGCTAGATAAACTTACCGATCTTCCATCAGGGGTGTACTGGCACAACGCGAGCAACGGATATACTGCATCCATCAACAAAGAAGGTTTTCAGTATCATCTTGGCTGCTTCAAAGACGTAGAATCTGCTAAGATTGCCTTCCGTAAAGAAAAGAAACAGTATCTTTCCGAACTTGCTGACAAGTTTAAGAACGATATTTCGGACGAAGCTTTCAACGCTCTTAAGAATATTGACTTGGACTGTCGTAACATCTTTAATACAACGAACTAAGGAGTAATCTTGAACAAGAAGTGGATTTACGATATTGAGACATACCCAAATGTGTTCACCTTTAGCGTGATCCGCGAAGACGGTAAGTTTGCAAACACGTTTGAGGTGAGTGGTCGAACTAACGAGGTTGATCGAATTCTTAAATGCATTGACTACGTGGCTGAGCAGCAGGATTTTCTTGTAGGATTCAACAATCTTAATTTTGATTACCCTGTTGTCCACAAATTGTTGAAGCTGCGAGATGGTAAGATGCCTGTGAAGGGTGAGACTATTGCTCGTAGAGTGTATGGCTACGCACAAGAACAGATTGAGAGCATGAAGGGTGAGTTCGCCAATACAGTGAAGGCTGAAGAACGCCATTGTAAACAAATCGACTTGTTCAAGGTTCACCACTTCGACAACAAAGCACGCATGACCAGCCTTAAAATGCTGGAATTCAACATGCGTTCTCACAACATCGAAGACCTTCCTTTTCCTGTCGGAATGGAACTTAGCAATGAACAGATTGACGAGCTTAAGCGATATAATGCTCACGACGTTCGCATGACTTTGGATTTTTACAAGCATAGCATTCCTAACATCGAACTTCGTGAGACACTTACTGCGAAATATGGTCGTGATTTCATGAACCATAATGATACTAAGATTGGTAAGGATTACTTCATTATGCGTCTTGAAGAGTCCAAGATTCCAGTGTATAAGATCGTTAACGGTAAGCGACAAATCAACCAGACTAAACGGGATGTGATTCGTATTAAGGACTGTTTGTTCAGCTACTACGATTTCAAGCGACAAGAGTTTATTGCAGTGATGGATTGGCTCTCTAAACAAATCATTCGTGAAACTAAGGGCGTGTTTACTGATATCGAAGAACATAAGCTTGGTGACGTAGCGAAGTATGCTGAGATGGTTGTAAAGCGCAAGAAGCTTAAAGGTGAACCATCTAAGTCAGAGTATGACGCATTTCGCAGAGAACATCCTTGTGGATGGGTTGACAAAGTTGAGTTGAAAGCAAAGAAAAAAGGTGAGATTCAATATTCTTATTGGGCTTGCTGGAAGGTGGCTGAAACTCTTAACGTTGTTATCGAAGGCTTCAGGTTCGACTTTGGTACAGGTGGCATTCATGGCAGTCTCAGTAGTAAGATTGCTAAGAGAACTTCTGTGTACGATATTGTTGACGCTGACGTAAGTTCCATGTATCCTAATATTGCCATTGCGAACAAAGTGTACCCTCAACACTTAGGGGTAAAGTTCTGCGACATTTACGAGGACGTTTACGAACAGCGAAAATCTTATCCCAAAGGCAGTGCCGAAAACGGTATGATGAAGTTGGCGTTGAACGGTGTGTATGGCGATAGTAACAATCAATTCAGCCCGTTCTACGATCCAGCATACACCATGAAGATTACGATCAATGGACAGCTTTCGTTGTGCCTGTTGGCTGAAAAGCTGCTTGAAATTGAAGGGTTGAAGCTGATTCAGGTGAACACTGATGGTGTTACTGTGGCACTTCGCAAAGACACCCGTGCTCAGTATGATGCAATATGTGAAGCATGGCAGAAGCAAGTTGGTTTGCAACTAGAGTTTGCTGAGTACGAAAAAATGTTCATCCGTGACGTGAACAACTACATCGCCCTCTACACGAATGGCAAGACAAAGAATAAGGGCGCTTATGAGTACAAGGACTTGGGATGGCATAAGAACCACTCGTCTCTGGTGATTCCGATGGCTGCTGAGGCTGCGATGCTTCACGGAACAGATATTCGTGAATTTGTCATGAACCACAAGGAGCGATTTGATTTTATGCTTCGTACTAAGGTTCCTCGCAATAGTCGCCTTGTTCTTGTCATGGAGGATGGAAGTGAAGTTCAACAGCAGAACATTTGTAGGTATTACCCTAGCAAGTCAGGTGGTAAGCTTGTAAAGATAATGCCTCCCCTTGAAGCCGGTGGTGAAGAACGTAGGTTGTCGATTGACTCAGAGTGGAAAGTACGTCCTTGCAACAATATGGATGACTTTAACGGAGATATCGATTATGATTACTACGTTGCAGAAGCAGAGAAACTTGTTATTAAACCATAGGACAACACAGAAATGCGTTTTAAATCGTACTACGAAGGGCAAGCGGCATATGCAAAAGGTAAAACCATCAACCCCTACGAAGAGGGCACAGATGAGCACGAATACTGGCAAGACGGCTTCGACCACGCTCAACAGGCCGACATCGACAAAGAGTACGTCACAAACGTACGGAGCAGGAATGCGCAACAATTTTACGAATAGGGATTACGCTTGGAACGGCCACGGATGGCAAGCGATTCCTAATAGATTCTACACGGAGCAATAATGATTACTTTTGAAACGCAACAAGATTTTGAAAACGCTGTACTGCAAGCCATTGTTGACAAGCTTGACATCAAAGTGTTTGCACGAGGTTATCCGTTCATGACGGGTGTTGAGGTTGCTCTTGCGAATACTGAGGATCGCTACGGCGTTTTGATTAGCGGTTCTGATGCTGTGGCTTAAAAAAGGAGGGATCATGAAAGTTTCTGAGCTTATTGCACATCTGAAGCAATTCGACGGCAATCTTGAAGTGTACGCATATTGTGATCATGGGCAAAGCCCTGAGAAGGTAAGCCCTCCATCAGAAATCTATGTAGAAGGGTTGGATCACAATCTGTATGACGAGTGGACTTCGGATTCAGAAGATGCAGTTGATTTCGGGTACACAGCCAAGGCGGTGATGTTATGACCTTTCAAGAAAAGTATTGGTTCGATCAAGGTTGGTATTCTCAAGGTGAACCAGAGTACAAAACATTAGAGGACAATCCATATGTTGTCGGCACACTGGCCCACAGATATTGGGAGATGGGCTGGAGCTACGCAGATGATGCCGATGTCTAACCGACACAAACCCTCTAACCAGCTTCGTGCCACAACAAGGGAAGCATCTGACGAGGACTATAAGATTCTTGCTGCTGCTGTTGTCTCGGCAATTGTGAATAAACGCCGAGATGTTGTATTGAAGCTGCCTTACTTTGTAGAGCTAGACCCAACGTTCCCGAAGGGTGTTCTCTACAAAAAAGATGCTCTGTATAACTACTATCGTGCAAAAGCATTCAAGCTTGCAGACTGGTTATATGAGAGAGGGCACATGTCTCAAGACGCTAAAGGTGTTGTAAAAAGTCTGCGCTCCGTTAACAATTTTATCGGAGAGATTGATAGGATGCTTGCAAATCCTGAGAAAACAGTGTACAATGATGTTTCAGTTATTAAGGAGGGGTAGAATGACTAAAAACGAAATCGAGGCTCGTATCGAAGTTCTTGCGGATGAGATGGACGCCAACGAGGAAGAAAACCGCATGATGCAACGAGAGATTGACATCTTATACGAACAAATGTCTCAGATGGAGGAAGTATGAAAGACAGAGTTAAAATTGCTACTGTTGATGAGTTGCCAAGTGCAGAGCAACCCAAAATCCTGACGCGAGAACAAGTAGAAGCCGACATTGCATATCTCCAATGGGCCATCTCTCGTGATGAAGATTATGTAGAGGAGCGTCATCAACGTCTGGAGGTGCTGTACGGTCTGCGGGAGAAGATGGACGAGTTGGAGGCAGAATGATTGTCGAATATCGTGTAGGCGCAGACATGATCGGCATGCGCAAGCAGGGCAGTAAGAATTTTACGTATATTGAAAAGCCTGCCAAGTTCGATGACGATTTCTGGAAGGGTGTCCTAATCGGAGCGTCCGTCAGTGGCGTAGAGATTGACGAATTGGTTGAAGTGTCATGGCAGAGCTAAAATACCAATGGATGCACATCAAGATTGGCTTCATTCTGCTGTACTATGACATTAAGGAAAGGTATAAATGCGCTATAACCATTCTTCGTTCGCACTAACACGCAACATTACGCTTAAGGGCGTTCCGATGGATGTGGTGTTCTACTACTATCCTCCGTATGAGGCAACACAATACGAACCCGGCTTTGAAGGTGAGATTGAAATCGATTCTATTTGGATTGACGAATTTGATGTTATTAACTTGTTTGGTGACTCGTCTATCGAAGATGTAGAGTCGGAACTTTGGAAGATTCTTAAAGAAGGGGAAGATGTATGATCGTGTTTTACCTGATATGCTGCATCTTGTCTATGGGGCTTATCCTGTGTGGTCTTACGTTTGGAGACAAGAAGCTTAGCACTGGTCAACTAATGTTCAGTGTTGTGTGGGGTTTGGTCCCATTTCTTAATGCTGTGTTTATTCTTCTAGTGCTTTTTGTGGCATACAAGATGAGTGAAGAAGCTGTAAAGAAGTAGTAAATGTGATCTCTGCATTATCAGAGATAAATGAAGGAGGAATCGTCAAGTGACATTCCGCAAGTGCTGTAAATTTATAACTCAAGTGAAAAGGAAACAAAATGGCTGATAAAAATCAATACGGTGTTCTGAACAATGTTGTGCTGGCATACGCCAAGATCGCTGAGCCTGTTAAGAAGTATCAATCTGAAGACCTCGTGTACGAAGTAGACTGCATCGTTGATAAAACCACTGCCAAGGCTTGGAACAAGCAGTTCTCCAAACAGAAAGCTAAGGAATTTGATGCAGAAGAATTCACCGAGAAGTTCAAGATGGAACCTCCATTTGGTGGCGAAGAAGTGTTTGTCATCAAAATGCGCAAGCCTGCATCGAAAGACGGTGAGATGTACGACGAGAAGTATCGCCCGAAAGTTCTGTTGGACACGGCAGATGGTGAGCGTGTGGACATCACGCAATCGCGTCTGATTAGCAACGGCTCGAAAGCTAAAGTGTCGTACCGCATCACTGAGAACTCGTTCGGTACGTTCGGCCAACTGAATAACATTCTTATGGATGAAGAAGGTTTTATCGAGTACAAGTCGTCGGGTGGTGGTGCGGCAGGTAGTGAGTTTGGTGAGGCTAAACCTGTTAAGGTTGAGGAAGCTAAAGAGTCCGCTACGAAGGCTCGTGCTAACAAAGCTAAACAACAGACCAAAGAGTACGACGAGCCAACGCAAGAAGAACTTGACTCGGCCCCTTTTTGAGCTAACAACATTGTTGTAATGTAACACATGCCCTGTATCTGAAAAGGTGCAGGGCTTTATTTGTTAGGAGGCTTATGAAACAAATTGTTTTTGACATGGACTTTCTCATATTTGAGGCAGTCAGTGTGGCAGAAGAACGATTCATTGTTGCTACACACAAGCCAACAGGCCGTAAGATGGAGTTCGCCAACAAAACTGCACTATGGGGCCATCACAAGAAAAAAGAAGGTGGTTGGATCGCAGAAGAGAACGAAAAGCTTGGCAACAATTACTGGAAGCCTGAAGATTTTGAAGTTGTAGAGTGTCAGCGCCCACGGCCATTCAAAATTAAAGGTGTTGATGAGTTCACCGGAGAGCCTGACGAACGTTTTGATTACTTTATCTCGCCGTGGGACGGCGCCAAGAAGATTATCGATGATAAGATTCGTAGCATCTGTAAGACTTTAGGGACAGGCAATTACATCGGTTTCACTGGAAAGGGTAATGTTTTCCGTCACGAAATCTGCACACTGTTATACTACAAAGACCGCGATGACTTGATGCGTCCATTGCTGTTAGACAAGATGAAGCAATATGTGTGCGACCGCCATTCTACAGTTTGCGTAGAGGGAATCGAGGCAGACGACGCGTTTAATATGGCAGTGCTGGAAGGGTACAACAATTGGGTTAAGGGTGGTAGGAAGCCTGAAGATCGTGTTTGCGGAGTGGCGGAGGACAAGGATGCTAAACAGTGTTCTGGTTGGCACTATAACCCGAACAAGGACACGTCTCCAAGATTGATTGAAGGATTTGGCAAACTGTTTATTAACGGCAAAGACGTTGATGGCGAGGGTCGGATGTGGCTTTATTTTCAAGTAGGCTCATCTGACAGCGCAGACAACTACGCTGCAAATTGTTTCTCTGATTTAAAATGGGGTCCGAAGTCTGCTTATGAAGAACTTAAAGACGCCAAGAATGATAAAGATGCGTTTGAGGCACTTGTAAGAATCTTTAAGAAGTTGTACCCTGAGAAAAAGGTCGTAGATGGTTGTAAGGGTCCAGTCGAGATAGATTGGTTGTACGTGATGCAGGAGTGTTTCACTATGGCGATGATGTTACGAAAACCCGGAGATAAGATTGATGTTAAATCCACACTAGAGAAGCTAGGAGTGAAGTTATGAACAACCAAAACGAAGCAACCTTCCCGATGCTTGTAAAGCAATTGGCAGATAATCTACTCGCACATATCGAGTACGTGCAGCTTAATGCCAAAGTGCAGAGGGCCAAGTACGAGGCGCTTATCAAGGAGGGTTTTACTGAGCAGCAAGCCTTGGAGTTGTGTAAATGATTGAACAAACCTCTCACCCTGTACGCTACATGCCTGTAAAAACTTGGTATGGATGGGCCGTATTGGACACAAAGTCTTCAAGCTTGCGTGTTAAGAAAAGGTTCATTGGCTGGTTTAACGACTTTGTTGTTCTTGACGTGTTCAACTATGTCCGCAACAAGAACGAAGCGGAGGGATATGTCTACAAGCCGTAAACCGTGGCTGTGCGAAGGAAGCCCGTGGAAGACTGAGGCAGCTTTTATGAACTGGATTCGTGGTGTGCTTCGTAAGGGTTGGAAAGTTCACCCCATCAAAATTGAGTTTATCAATAGGTTTCGTAAGCGCATTAAGAATCCTAATGCAAAGAGTGCTAAACGTTTTCCCGAGTGTTGGGGTATGACTTGCGATATCTGCAAAGTTGACACTGTACAAGCTGACATCCAGATCGACCATAAAGGCGACAGCGGAACGTTCACTAAATTCTCTGATGCCGAAGAGTACATGAAGCACTTGTTCCTGATTGACTATGACTCAATTCGTCCGCTCTGTACTGCATGTCACTCTGTTGTCAGCCACGCACAAAACACGGGCATGTCTTTTGAAGAGGCTAAGATTGACAAACAAGTTATCAATATCTGCAAATTACCAATACCGGAGGTGAAAAGGTATTGCCTAGAGCGTGGAGAGAATGAGGAAGGGTTACAAAATGCAAAAGGAAGAAGAGAAGCAGTGCTGCGAATCCTACAAAGGTTGGCCTGAGTTTTATCTTGACCCAGCCAGCCCTTCCGGGTTGAGGTGGCATTATAGGCCCAAACCATCTAAAAGTGGGCGTGCAGTGGAGAGAAAAGAAGGAGATGTTGCAGGCCATATCGACACAAAAGGTTACTGGGTAGTGTTTGTTAGAAGTAGAAGTTTTAAAGTGCACAGAATCGTACTAGAAATGCAACTAGGAAGACCTCTTGCAAAAGACGAACTTGTAGACCATATTAATTGGGATACTGCGGATAACCAATTATCAAACTTACGTATAGTCACAAAAGCTGTCAATTCTAGAAATGTAAAACTTCGTCCACAAAACTCTTCAGGCGTCACTGGTGTTACATATAGGAGATTCGATTGGCCGACGAAGGTTCACGAAGTTTGGTGCGCATACTACACCATCCCCGGTGGAAAACAAGTAAGAAAACAATTTTCCATAGACGTTCTCGGTAGAGATGAGGCTTTCCGTAGGGCTGTAGAGTGGAGAACAGATGCCATAAAAAGATTACAAGAGCAAGGTGCGGGGTATACCGATCATCATGGCGTCGAAAAAATTACATGAAGTTGTTGCAGAGGGCAACAAATCGGAGTATAATCACTGTTATATATATTCTTAAGGAGAAGAAATGAAGCTTCCAGACAATTTTCAGATGCGTGTCAGTCGCATCCCCGGTTTCACACATACTGTCACCAAAAATGGTTACGGCGACTACGAAGTGAATTGGGCCCGTGGTTATCCTGACAAGATTGGTTCACTGCCACGTAAGACTTTTGAGGAATGTGATGTTACGCAGATGGTGGAGTACGGTGCGTGGGTTGTTGTAGAGGACACTCCGAAACAAGAGGAAGCATCCCTGCCTGATGATTTCTGTGTTCAACACCGGGACAGCGGTCATAAGTATGTCTTGAAGAAGAAGTCCTATAATGTTTGGAACATCTACGATCCTGATGGTGCAACTGAAGCTAATCCGAATTACCCGTACACATCGGACCAAATTAACAAGTATCTTGCCTCTCGCACTTGGAAAATAATCGACAAGAAACCTCTCACACCTGAACAGCAACGCACTCTGAAAGAGTTCAAAGAGCAAGTGCAGCAGCTTGACAGCAGCATTAAGTTGAACGAACAAGACATTGAGCACAGGAATCGATTGATTGCTAATTACAAAGCTCGGCAAGATGATTTGCGTAAGAAGATTGAGGAGATTGAATCGTGAGCCACTGTAAAGTGTTTGTTCCTGTTGATGAGATTATCAACCTTAAGAAGCGTGTATCTAAGCTTGAAGAGGAGATTTCGCAACTTCGTCGTAGTGTCGTCACCAAAACCGTTGGAACTTTTGCTGGTTGGCCTCCCGACAGTTTCCCTAAGTCCTACGATAGCTTTCAAGTTAATTATAAGTTGCACGATGTTGAGGATAATAAATGAATATTGCAGATAAAGATTGGCGTGAACAAGCTGTTAAGCTCGCTAACACTGGCGTGATGTCACGTCGTGAAATTGCAGAGTTCTTGGGTGTTCCTCGTAGTACTTGTCTGGATTATCTTCGTGCGTATTATAAAGCGATGGCCGAACTGGACGACTCAATGGAACAGAAGAACGAGGAAGGTGTAACGCATCTTGTCATCCCTGACAGCCAAGTGCGTCCCGGAATCCCTCTGGATTACCTTCGCTGGATCGGAGAGTACATCGTAAAAAAGCAGCCAGAGGTTATCGTTCATCTAGGAGACTTTTGCGATTTTGAAGCATTGTCGCAATGGGATGAAGGTAAGCTCTCTGCGGAAGGTAAGCGTGTTATCGAAGATATCAACGTCTCCATTGAAGGTATGCGAACTCTGCTGCAACCTCTTTTCGATTTGCAAGCAAAGCAGAAAGAAAATGGCGATAAAGTCTATAAGCCACGTATGGTTCTTACGTTAGGTAATCATGAAGACAGGCTTACTAGGTATGTTAATTCTAACTCTAAACTTGAAGGTTTCTTAAGCCTGTCTGATTTGAAGTATGAAGAGTTTGGTTGGGAGGTCGTACCCTTCTTGACACCTATTAATATTGATGGCATCAATTATTGCCACTACTTTCCTAACGTAATGACTGGTCGTGCACTTACCGGCACGGCACAAAACATGCTTAAGGTGATTGGTGAAAGTTTCACAATGGGCCACCGACAAACGCTTGATGTCACTACCCGCTTCTTGCCATCGAGCGGCGCTCAGCAGTGGGGTTTGGTGTGCGGTGCAGCGTATGTCCACGAAGAACACTACAAAGGTAAGCAAGGTAATCACCATTGGCGAGGTGTGGTCGTGAAACATCGGGTTAAGAATGGTAGCTATGACCCACTGTTTGTTAGTATGCAGTGGCTTGAACAGGAATATGGAGATAAGAATGGCAACGATTGATATTCGGAACGAGCAACTTGGTAAAATAGATAAAATCGTGTTTGCTAACGACAGCGGACTGAGTGAGTCAAACTGGGCAGTAAATTTGTCACTAATCGAAGGTGATAACCACTTCAGGGGCTATATCCGTATCAGCGCAGAGGCGGATAACAACAGTGTGGGTCTTCGCCGCGCTGACGTAGAAAACCTCATCAAAGCTTTGCAGAAAGCTGTTGAGCTTGGATGGACGAAATGAAAACCTTGTTGTTAATACTTTCCTGCACACTTCTTGCGTCTTGCGGAAAGATGGAGTACGAAGAGTATTCAGCACGTGTAAAATACTGCCAGAGTTTAGGGTTAACAGCGTACACCGTCAGGCCTGTGCTTGGCGTCAAAGGTGAGGTCGGTCAAGTTTCTTGCGTTTCTCAGGACGGAAATCAAAGATTTGATTCAAAGATTAGTGAGGATAAATAATGAATTTTCAGAAACATTACGACAGCGTTTACAAGTTTAACGACATTGCAGGTAATCTTACGAATGTCTCTGTGGCTGAACTTAGCGCACAAATGAAAGTGGTTGTGGAGGAAATTGGCGAGCTTCAAGACGCCTTCGACAACAGAGATGCTGTAGAACTGCTGGACGGTGCTTGTGATGGCTTTGTTACGCTGGTGGGGCTGATTCAGCAGATGGAGAAGGCTGGGTTTAAAGTGGATGAGGCTTTGCAGCGGGTTTGTGATAATAATGTAACTAAATTCCCTAGTGAGATTACAAACCTTGATGTGGTGTATGCTTGCGATAATGAATGGAAGATCGTACCTAACATAAAGTATTCGTGCTACGTTTTCAAAGACGGTAATAACAAGGTTAGGAAGCCAATCAACTTTGTTCCTGTAGAAATCTCCGATCTGGTCCCTGATAATTTCTTCGGAGGTGATGTATGAAAGTTCTAAGCTGCTACGATCTTTTGTTGGCAGACCCGTTGAAGGGTATGACTATTTTTGATTTGTGCCATCTGGACAATGCGGAAGTGGTGTATGATGTCCTAGAAACTTTAGGTATGGATGTATCTAAAGCGGTACATATTTATGCCGCAAATCACCGGACACTCTCAGGAGATGTTAAAATCGGATACTTGTTCGCAGGGGAGCTTTCGCTAAAGCGTCAGCACCTGAAAGGTAAGTATAGTATGCCAGATGATGTTTTAATCGCGGCAAGTCTACAAGATCAAAGCTTGTTCGCAGAACTCCACGCGATGGGGCATACATCTCCACAATACGGTGGAATTAACGCTCTTGACGATAACATTCCTACTAAGGAAGCAGACGAGTATCGTGAGGAAGAGATTAAGATTGTTGAACAAATTAATCAACTTGAAGAGATTCTGTTTCATATCAGAGGCAGTCAGGTTAACCCCGACGGGTCATACAAAACGCTAGAAGACTACCGCTGCCCTCGTCCTGTAGATAAAAAGCGTAAGAAGCATAAACGTAAGAATGTAGAAGGAGTTTAAATGACTGAGAAGCATATTATGGTTACTAAGCGGGATGGTTCTGTTGTCCCGTTTGATCCTGAGAAGCTTACTCGTTGGGCTAAATGGGCAGGTAACATTGGTGTAGATTGGTTCGGCATTGTTGCTGACACGTACAAGAAGCTACCTGACACTTGCACTACGAAAGATTTGCAGCAGGCTATGATTCAAGCTTGCATGGATTATGAAGATACGCCGCATATGCTGATGGCAGGTCGTCTGTTGATTGGCGATGTGTATAAGCAAGCGTTTGGTGGGCATGATAAGATTCCTAGTGTGCACATCATGTACGCAAAGATGGTGGCTGATGGTTTGTGGGAGGAAATGGAGTACTCTTGGGGAGAACTTCGTCTCGCTGAAGACTTTATCAACCACGAGCGTGACCTGAATAGCGTTTACTCTGTCGTCAATCAGATCACGACCAAATACGCTATCAAGGACATCGAGAAGAACATTGTGTTGGAGTCGCCCGCATTTGTGTGGATGCGGATGGCTCTTGGTGTATGCAAGGATGAGCCTAAAGAAACTCGCATGAAATCTGTGCAAGAGTTCTATGAAGATTTCGCAACTGGGCGCATCAATGCACCAACGCCGAACATTAACAATCTTGGCACCCCCAAACGCACGTATGCCTCTTGCTGCGTCTACAAGAGCAACGATGAGCTTGGAAGCTTGGCTGCTGGCGATCACATTGCCACAATCATGACGGCTTCCAGTGCAGGCATTGGCGGCATGTTGATGACTCGCAGTAAAGGTGATGGTGTTCGTAAGAATACTATTCGCCACGGCGGTAAGCTGCCGTACTACAATGCACAAGCAAGTGCTGTGAATGCCAACTTGCAAGGCGGTAGGGGCGGCGCAGAGACGATGCACATCAACGCTCTTGATCCTGAGATTGAGACGTTGCTGCGCCTTCGTCACCCAACAACGGTTGCATCGAAAGCAGAGCGTCGTCTTGACTATAGTTTTGGCTTCCACCCTCTGCTTGCGGAGAAGGCTGCTAAGAATGAACAGTGGATGAACATCAGCTATAAGGTGAATCCTAATCTGTGGGAGGCAATGTACCGTGATGATGGAAGCTTTGAACGTCTGTATGCTGAGCATGAAAAGAGTAGTAAGCGTAAGAAGTTTATTCCGGCACGTAAGCTAGCATTAGAGTTTCTGCGGATTCAAGAGGAAACCGGGCGCATGTACGAGCATAACACTTACGAAATGAATAGGCACACCCCTTTCAAGGACGTAATCTACAGTAGCAACCTGTGTGTTGCACCTGAAACGTTGATCCTGACATCTAAAGGGTATGTACCAATTGTGAGTGTTACTGACAAGTTTGTTGACGTTTGGAACGGCTCCGAGTGGTCTAACGTGCAGATTAAGCAAACTGGGCACAATGTAAAACTAATTAAGGTTGTGACGGATGCAGGCCAAACGATTCACTGCACACCTGAGCATAAGTTTTACCTGCCGGGGATCAAGACTCCGATTGCTGCCAAGGACTTGAAAGCAGGAATCCGTCTTGTGAAGCCTGCATCACTACCCGTCGTGAATGGTAGTGAGAGTCTTGAAAACTCGTACGCAAACGGGTTTTTCTCTGGTGATGGCTCTGTTGAAGACGGGCGGCAAAAGATTTATTTTTACGGCGCAAAGCAGGCGTTGATGAGTCTTTTTGGCGATTTGCTAGAGAATGTCAAGGTGCAGCCCGATCTAAACAGGGCTTACGGCTATACAAAAAAGCTTCGTCAAAAGTTCTTTGTGCCCGATGCAACCTTTTCAGTGCAGTCTAGGATTTCTTGGCTGGAGGGCATCATGGATGCAGACGGCTGTGTGTCTGAAAATAACGGTGCAAAAGCATTGAATCTTACTTCGGTAAACAAAAAGTTTTTGCTGCAAATCCAGCTTATGCTGCAAACTACAGGGGTTCCGTCGCGTGTTGGTTTGTCTAAACAAGCAGGGGTTATCCTGTTGCCGAAGAATGACGGGACAGGTGCAAAGCACGGATACAGTTGCAAAGACGCTTACTCGTTATATATCGGGAACAGTGGACTTCACACATTGATTTCGTTGGGGTTTAGTCCGAAGCGATTGGATGTAAGTGGTGTAACTGAAAGGCAAGATGGTACTCGCTTTACCAAAGTGACTGAGGTTGTTGATGAAGGTCGTTACGATGACACGTACTGTTTCACTGAACCGAAGCGTCACATGGGGATGTTCAATGGCATCTTGACAGGACAGTGCCAAGAAATCGGATTGCCGACTCAAGGTTACAAGGATGTCACAGAGCTTTACCGTATGGATGACGATGTGCAGGGTGAGATTGGTCTGTGCAATCTAGGTGCAATTGTTGCAGGGCGTGTGATACCTGAAATGTATGAGGAAGTGGCGTACCGTACACTTAAGATGGTTGACAACGTGATTTCGATCATGGACTATCCGTTCCCACACTTGAAGTACACTGCGCAAGCCCGACGTTCTGCTGGTATTGGTATTACCAACCTTGCACACGATATGGCTGTTAAGGGGCTTCGATATGATACGGCAGAGGGCAAAGCTTACATGCACCGACTGGCTGAGATGCATTCTTACTGGCTCCACAAGGCTAGTGTGCGTCTTGCTAAGGAGCGTGGCAAATGCGACTGGTTCCACAAGACGAAGTATGCAGATGGTTGGTTGCCTATTGACACGTACTGCAAACACATCGATAATGTGACGGATCAACCTTTGCTGTGCGACTGGGAGGGGCTTCGTAAGGAGATTGCAAAGCATGGCATGCGCAACAGCGTTCTTGAAGCATACATGCCTGTAGAGTCGAGCAGCATTGCTGGCAACACTACGAATAGCATATACCCTGTTCGTGAGCTTGTGGTTGTTAAGACAAGCGGTACAAACAAGAACGTGTTTCTTGCACCAGACTTGGAAGAACTGGAAGATGCGTATCAATTGGCATGGACTGTCCCTGCTAAAGATATTACTGAAATGTACGGCATCTTCCAGAAGTTTTGTGGACAAGCTATTAGTGCAGACAAGTACCGTACATTCCCTGCGGGTGTGACACCTAAGATTCGTGCAACGGAGATGTTTGAAGACTGGCTTTATCGCATCACGTGTGGCCATAAATCGTGCTACTACAGCAATAGCAAAGCTGGCCTCACGCTAGAAGAAGATGAAGCAGATTGCGAAAGCTGCAAATTGTAAGGATGAACATGACTGTATTTAACCAAGATAATGATGAGTGGAAGGCGGGCATATACAGTCTGTTCCTTGGGCAAGCCCCCGGACTGTACGACAGTATTAACGTAACGCACCCTAAGATTTTTAAGCTGTACAAAGACCAGAAGTCGGCAGACTGGAGCGAAGACGAAGTTGACCTTGAGCAATCTCGTATCGACATGTTGACCTGCCCCGCTGAGAGTCGAGAGCTGATGCTTGAGAACCTTGCACTGCAATGGGAGGCTGATTCGATTGCTGCACGCAGCATTGCTCCGTTATTCGCGCCGTTTGTCACCAACAGCGAGTACTGGGCTGCATTGCTGAAGGTGAGTGAAATTGAAGTGTTGCACGCATTGACGTACTCGGAAATTGTTCGTGTCTGTATGGACAATCCGAAGGAAATCTTTGAGCGCATCATGAAGAACGATGCCATCATCAGTCGAATGAATGTTATCGCTAAAGCGTTTAACGAACTTCGTATTGCAGGGGCCAAGTATGTTCTCGGCATGATTACGGAGCAGCAGGCTTATCCCGTAGTTATGAATGCTGTTGTAGCTCTGTACTGCCTTGAGCGCCTTCAGTTTGTTGACTCATTTGCTGCGACATTTGGTGTTGTTGAGACTGGAGTGTTTCAAGGTATCGGCAAGCTTGTGCAGAAGATTATGCAGGATGAAAGGTACATCCACGCGGAGCTTGGCAAGCGAGTCATCACTGTTGAGCTTGCAACTGAGCACGGTCAAAACTGGTTCCGAGAGAACAGCACAACTGTTCGCGAGATGATTGATGAGGTTGTTCGTTCAGAGTACGAATGGAATGACCACTTGCACAGCAACGGGCGCAAGGTGATTGGATTCTCTCACCAAGGCGGTGTAGACTGGATTGACTACAACGCGCAAGAAGTGTACGAAGTGTTTGGCTTTGAGCCGCCTCGGAAGATTGAAAAGAATCCATTGAAGTACATGGAGAATTGGCTTGATCTGAACAAAACTCAGAATGCCAATCAAGAGGGCGACCAAGCAAACTATCGCCTGAATATTATTATTGACGATCTTGGTGACAAGATCATTGAATGGAGCTATCGATAATGCTAGTTGTATATAGTAAGAATAATTGTCCTGAGTGTGCCAAGGCTGCTGCATTGCTGGATACGAAAGGTGTGCAATACTACGTTGTTAAGGCTGACGAGAATCCCCATGTGCGAGCGCAACTCATGGAATGGGGTCATCGCTCGGTTCCTCAAGTTTACACGTCTGGGCACGAGCAATATCTTGGAGACTACAGAGCTCTTATCAAGCTTACCGACGAACAGTGGGCTACTTTGAAATAAATTTTTAAAGTTCTTGTTGACAAGAGCCAAGCTCATCAGTAGAATAGCTCTTGTCAATTTAGACGAACATGAATCTTAAGGAGAAATTGAATGACTTACAATACTCTGGCTCGTGGTGATGGCGAATCGTTTGAAGACTACAAAATCCGTCGTGCAGCAGCTAACAAAGTTGTTAAAGCGCTTAAGCGTGGTGCGGTGTTTCATGACAGCCGTTACGAAGGTACGTACACCAATCCTGAAAAGCGTGCACTGAAAGCACGACGTGCTGCTCGTAAGGCCATTATCCGTCAAACCAACAAACAATTGAAACAAGTAGCACAACAAACCCAAGGAGCATAACAATGAGCAAGACAATTACCATCGATAACGCAACCTTCAACTCTGACGACCTGACTGGCTTCCTGCGCCGAGCCATCAATGTGCAAGCTGAAGAAGAAGCTAACAAAGAAGACTTCAAGTCGCTTGTGCAAGAAGCTGCTGACGCAACCAAGCTGGACAAGAAGATTGTTCGCAAGTTCTTCAAGGCGCGATATAAAGCCACCACGAAGGAAATTGTTGCCGAAGCGGAAACTCTCGACGCTCTGAGCAAAGCTGTGGATGAATAATATCATCAATTGACGAGTGACAAGATACATTGTTGCATCGACAATGTAACAAAGATAATGTATACGCTGTTGTTATTGCGTGAGATTTCTCACAGATATTGCTTGACGCAAACTAACACGTAGGCATACACTTACAAACATGCTGATTCGGAACATGTTGTTCCCTCCGAATCTGCCAACAACAAGAGCCGTAAGGCCGTGAAGTGCATTTATACAAACAGTCAATCTACCAAGCTAACTTAAGGAAAGCTAAACATCATGAACATCATTGCAACGGCTAACATCATCCTGACCCTCCTGCCCGTCGTGAGTGACACTGTTAAGAACGTTGAAGCATTCGCAGGTGCTGGCAACGGCGCTGCTAAACAACAGGCAGCACTCGGCATCATCAAGTCGCTGTACGAGGCATCCTCCCCTCCAATTTCGTTTGACCAGATCGCCGCACAAATCACACAACTGATTAACGAAGTGGTTGTGTTCTATAACGCTATCAAGGCATTTAGCAAGAGTGCACATCAAGTTGCAGCATAATAAATAAAAATGCCCCAACACTTTCGTGAAGGGGCGAACGAACTCTCTACCAAGAGTTGCTAAGGAAAGCGTGAGGACCGAGCTAAGGTTGTCTCACGCTTTTTAGTATAGTCGACATTTCAAAGAGATGTCAATGC